TCAGCTGCCGTTCTCGGCCTGGAACATCCAGTGGTGAATATCCGGACTACGCGCTGACCAGCGCAGACACCTCTTGAGGGGATGCACGTTCCGGGATTCTTCCGGTCGGCTGGACAGTATCCGCGGCACGACTGGCGATCACCTCCCGCGCCTTCCGCCGCGCGTCGTCCAGGACACTGCGTGTCTGCTCCTCCGCCTCAGCCCAGAGGTGGCTGTAGATCCGCAACGTGGTGAGCACGTCCTTGTGGCCGAGCCGCTTCTGCACCACCTTCGGGTTCTCCCCGCCAGCGATGAGGACGCTGGCGTAGTGGTGCCGAAGCTCGTGCCAGTGTCGCGGCTGCACGCCGGCATATCGGCATGTGGCCTTCAGGGCCCAGTCAAGGGTGCTCTCACCGATGGGCTCCCCGTCCTGCATGGTGAAGACCAAGCCGCTCCACTGGCCGTCGGTTGCCGGCGGGTTCTTGGCGATGTACTCGGCCAGCAGGTCCAACGCCTCATCGGTCAGCGGCAAGGTCCGGAGGCCGGCCCCCGTTTTGAGGTCATCGAAGTACAGGCCCTTGCCTCGCTCGTACACGAGCTGTTCATCGACGCGCAGTGCCTTGCGCTGGAAGTCGATGCGGTCGACCCGCAGGCCGCGCGCCTCCCCCGACCGGAGCCCGGTCATGGCCGTGAGGTCGATGAGAGCCGACCATCTCGGGTGGTAGGCCGCGGCGACCAAGCCCATTACCTCGGCCAGGTCCGGCGGGTCGACGGTGGATTCCACCAGCGTCGGGGCCTTGATGCGCGCGAACGGGCTCACCGCGATGACGCGGTCGATCGTCGCCAGCTTGAAGATGGAGCGCACCCGCCGCGCCACCGAGTTAGGCGTGGAGCCGCTCAGCTCGTACTTGCTGATGAGGAGCTGCTGCCAGGCTCCGGCCTCGGACGGCTTGATGGACCGGATCTCTCGCTTCCCCCACTCCGGAATGACGTACCGGTTCAGGACTCCGCGGTACTCGACTTCAGTACGCCCGATGATGTTCTGCGCCGGCAGCCACGTGTCGAACGCGTAGTCCGCGACGGTGACCTTCCCCGCGCTCCTATCAACCCAGGAGCCGTCCAACTTGGCGGACTCCTGCTTGATGAGCTCTCGGTCCGCCTCGGTGGATGTGCGGTGGAGGCTGGTCACCTCGCGGCCGTTGGGCCCGATGTATCGGGCTTGCCATCTCTTCCCCTGGCCATGCACTGAGCTGGGCACCTTGCCCTTGTGCTCACCGCACTCGGGCTCCCCCGCCTTGGGTTTGGACTTGTGCCACCGGTCAGCTACGTACCCCATCGAGCACCTCGCGGATCGTCTGCCGGTCGAACCCGGCCTCGGACAGTGCTCTCATGATCTCCGGGTGGCGCGTGTGGTCAGCGACAGCTTGCTCGCTGACGACCGCCCAGGTCTGACGCTCCACGGGCACGGTGACTACAGAGACCGATGTGGGGAGTCGGTCGGTGACGATGTACGGCGCTGTCTGCTGTCTCTGCATGGAGCCTCCCCGCCCGCAATCCGGGCAACTCCGGCCCGGACACGTAGCCTAGCGGGATCGACACATCGTCACCAGTCGTCTCACATTGTTGTGTTTCGTTGCGTGTCAACTGTCTCTGAAACCACGCCCTTCTGGCGCAGTTCGTCCAACGTGATGCGCACGGCTTCACGGATCTCGGCTGCTGTGACGTGGTCCGTGGCCGTGACGATCGCGCGCGTCATCGCAGCCTCGATGTCACCTGCCGAGAGAGGGGGCGGCGCGGACTCCACCCACCCCCCAGGAGGCTCAGCGCCACCGAGGATGGCTTCCGCCGTGCCGGCGGGCCATCCGAGTGCCCGGCCGATCTTGGGGAGGGTGGGGGGCATCCGCTTCTCGGGGACCGTGCCGGTCTCGGCGCTGCGGATGGCCGCCACGGAGACATCGGCCTTCTCTGCCAGCTGCGCCTGCGTGAGCCCTTGATGCCCCCGGGCCTCACGCAGGGCGCGGGCGAGCAACAGCCACGCCTGCGGGTCTCGATTCATTCTCACCTCTCGGTTTGCGGTCCCCGCCGCCCGACTGGCGAGGCAACAGCAGGCAACAGCGTACCGAGGCGATCACCAGCGAGACGAGGCGAGAGTCCGCCATCTCTACGTGACGGTACCGACGCGTACAGCTTCACCACATTTCTGAGGCCATTCGTCAGCGCTCGTCTTGTCTCGTCATGCATCGATGTGTATCGTCGTAGACGTGCAAGCCGACGGACCGAAAATCCGGAAGCTGCGCCAACAGCGTGGCTACGGCCTGCGCAGATTCGCAGCCGTTGCCCGCGTCTCCCCCGCTCATCTCTCACGCATCGAGCGGGGTCTGCGCAGCCCAACCCCCGAAGTGCTCGCCCGGATAGCCGAAGGGCTCGGGCAAACGATCAACGACTTAGAGACGAGGAGCTGACATGAGCGAGCCGACCGACTCGCCGTACATGACCACCGCCGAACTGGCTCTCTACATCCGGAAATCGCCGGTGACGATCCGCAAGATGCGGCAACGCGGCGACGGACCGAAGGGCACCCGCGTGGGACGCAGCGTCCTGTACCGGCGCACCGATGTCGCCGCCTGGCTGCGCGACCGCGGCCTCGCCGACGAGCTGCACCAGCGCGCCGCCTGACCCACCACGCAATCGGGGCCGCCCCGCGCACCGGGACGACCCCCGCAGCCCACCCACCTAGGAGGCGGACTACATGTCCCCATCATCCACCACCCCGACCCACCCGCCGCTGACGGCGGCCCTCCCCGCCTGCCGGCTCCTCGCTGGCCTGGCGGCACTGCACCCGGGCCTGCCTGCGGCCTACACCGCCATCACGGTGCTGGACCACGGTGTGATCCTCGGCCTGACAGTCGACACCACGGACGTCTGGGAGGCGTACCGGGCCGCGCTGGGCGTGGCCGTCGGCGACGAGGTCGCGCTCATCCCGGCCTCCGACGACCGCCATTACCTGACCGCCGACGCCATCGTCGACGGCGTTGAGGTTCACCTGACCTCGGCGGTCCTGCTCCTCGGCCCGCTCGACACCCAGGGCGGTGCGGCATGAGCGCCACCACCCGCGACGAGCAGATCGCCGCTCACTTCCGCCGCGACACTGCCCGCCACCAGCTGACGATCCTCCACGACGACGGCCTGTACCGGCACCTGCGGTTCATGGCGCCGCGCAGCTCCGAGTACTGGTTCGAGCTGGTCACCTGGCCGGGTTCCCTGGCCATCCGTGGCGACATCGACGGCGGACTCGTCTTCTCCCGCCTGGACGACATGTTCGCGTTCTTCCGGGCCGACGCCAGCTGGGGCATCAATCCCGACTACTGGGCGGAGAAGCTGCCTGGCGGCCGTAACTCCGTCCGTGAGTACTCCGAGGACACCGTTCGGCAGATCGTCCGCGAATGGTTCGTGAGTGCCGTCCGCTACAGCGACGCACCGCGCGGCCTCGGCAAGGCGGTCCGCTCCGAGATCCTCGACCAGGACCTGTACGACGAGGACGAGGCCCGCGACCTGTTGGAGTCGTTCGAGTTCAAGGGTCGCCGATTCGGCGAGACCTGGGAACTCAGCTTCCGGGACTACACCCCGCACTTCTTGTGGGCCTGCCACGCGATCCGCCACAGCATCAAGCTGTACGACGCGGCCAAGGCTGCCCGCGCGGAGGTGGCGGCATGAGCCTGACCCCCGAGCGCCTGGAGGAGATCCGGGCCATGCGGTTCGCGATCAGCCCCGACGCCGCCGCTGAACTCCTCGCCGAGGTCGACCAGCTCCGCGCCGAACTGGCCGAGGAGGCCCGCGCGACCCAGTACTACGCCGAGCAGTCCCAGCGGCGCCGGGCCGAGCGGGACCGGTACCACCAGGCCTGGCACAACGCTGCGGACCGCGCCCAGGACGCGCGGGACGACGTGAAGTTCACGGAAGAGCGGCTGCGCGCCGAGCTGGCCGCCCGCCCGACCCGCACCGCGGTGCTGGAGGAGGCGGCGGACACCCTCGTCGCCGCCTGCCCCGACCACGGCGAGCGGTCCGACTGCCGCATGACGTGCGCCTGCGACGTGGCCGCCGAACTGCGGATGGACGCCGCCGGGCACCCGGTGCACGAGGCGCCGGTCCTCCCCTGGCTGCCCCTGCTCGACGACGAGGACCGTGACAGCCTGGCCGTCGCCCTCGAGGAGGAGGTGTGCGGCGGCACGGACAACGTGATGTGCGGCCTGGAGCACCTCCTCTCCCGCTACCGCCGCTTCGCCCGTCCCGCCTCCGCCCCGGCCGCCGACGGGGGTGCGCGGTGACCGCCGTGGCGCCGGGCATCGCCCCCGGCATCTACGACATCTCCGAGGCCGAGTACCACGCGGACCCGGTGCCCGGCGGGAGCCTGTCCTCCACCGGCGCCCGGAAGCTCCTGTCGCCCGGCTGCCCCGCGCAGTACCGGCACCAGCTGTCCGTGCCGCAGGAGCCGTCCCGCGTCTTCGAGTTCGGGACCGCAGTCCACACGCTGGTGCTCGGCAAGGGCGCCGAGGTCCACGTCACCGAGTACGACAGCTGGCGGTCGAAGGGGGCCGCGGCCGAGCAGGAGGCTGTCCGCGAGGCGGGCGGGGTGCCGCTGCTGGCCGAGGAGGGCGAGCGCGCCCACGCCATGGCCGCCGCCGTCCTCTCCGACCCCGACGCGGGCTCGCTGTTCGCCCCCGGGGCCGGCGAGGCCGAGCTGACCTACATCTGGCAGGAGCCCGAGACCGGCATCTGGTGCCGGGCCCTGCTGGACATGTCCAGCCCGCTGGCGGTCACCGACCTGAAGACCACCTCGGACGCCAGCCTGGAGGGCGTCCAGCGGTCGGTCTACCAGTACGGCTACCACCAGCAGGACCAGTGGTACCGGGACGCCGTCGAGGCGATCGAGGGGGTCCGGCCCGAGTTCCGGCTGGTGTTCGTCGACAAGCGCCCGCCGCACCTGGTGACCGTCGTCGAGCTGGACGAAGGCGCGCAGGTCCTCGGTGCCGCCCGCAACGCCCGGGCCCGCCGCATCTACGCCGACTGCGTGCGGACCGGCATCTGGCCCGGCCACGCCGACGGCATCACCACCATCTCCCTGCCCCGCTGGGGCGAGAACCACGACGCGATGGAGTACCTGTGAGCCTGCCCGCGCCCAAGCGCACCCCCCAGCAGACCCAGCAGCAGGCCGAGTTCGGCGACGGCGAGTTCGTCTTCCGGCCCGCGACGAAGGAGCACATCAAGGCCCGCGTCGCCATCCAGGGCGTGTCCGGGTCCGGCAAGACGTGGACGTCCCTGGCCCTGGCCCACGGCCTCGGTGAGCGGTTCGCCGTCATCGACACCGAGCGCGGCGCCGCCAGCAAGTACGTCGGCGTCCGCGGCATCCAGTTCGACGTCCTCCAGATGGCGAACTTCGACCCCAGGCGCCTGGTCAAGGCCCTCGCCGCCGCCGCGTCCGCCGGGTACGGGACCGTGCTCATCGACAGCCTCAGCCACTTCTGGAGCGGGACCGATGGCACCCTCCAGCAGGTCGACAAGGCCAAGTCCCGCTTCGGCGGCAACAGCTTCAGCGGCTGGCAGGACGGCACGCCGATGCAGAACGACATGGTCGACGCGCTGCTCGCCTACCCCGGCCACATCATCGCGACGATGCGCTCCCACACCGAGTGGGTGCTCCAGAAGAACGAGCGAGGAAAGACCGAGCCCGTCGCCATGGGGATGCGCGCCGAGCAGAGGCGCGGCGTGGAGTACGAGTTCGATGTCGTCGCCTCCATGGACCGCGACAACGTGCTCACCGTGCTGAAGTCCCGCGTCCCGAAGCTGACCAGGGAGGTCATCCGGGAGCCCGACGGCATGGCCCTCGCGGCCGACCTCCTCGCCTGGCTGAAGGACGGCGCCCCCGCCACGGACCCGACGGACTTCATCAACCGGGCCACCGCGCCGAACGCCACCTACGAGGGCCTGCTGGCCCTGCACCGCGAGGTCGAGGCCGCCAGCCTGCTGGCCTCCCCGATGCTCCACCCCGAGACCGGCGAGCCGACCAACCTCGGCGACGTCATCAAGGCCCGCGGCAGCGCCCTCCGCGCCCCCGCCGCCTGACGCTCCACCGCACACCGGTCCCGCCGGCCGGTGACACGACCCGGCCGGCGGGACCCCCAATCCACCGCACCACCAACTCTGAGGAGACATCCATGTCCGAGAAGTCCGCAGCTCAGCGGGTCGCCCAGATCCGCTCCGAGGCCGCCGCCCGCGGCGAAGACCTCGACCACCTCACCGACATTGAGGTCCTCAACTCCTCGATCGACCGGCGCGAGGCCGAGTGGATCGCCACCCGCGACCGCTACATGTCCCTGCTCGTCAGCCAGCGCCACCACGAGGAGCAGGTCCGCTCCGGCGTCTCGGCGACGACCCGGGAGCGCATCGACGGCGTCGTCGCTGACGCCATCCGCCGCGTGCGGTCGCAGATGGCCGACGTCCTGCGCGCCGTGGAACGCATGCCCGACACCGCGCAGGACCGGGACATCCGCCGGGTCAAGGGTGTGGCCGACATCGCCCGCACCACCCTGGCCCGCTTCGACGAGTCGCCGTCCGGCCAGGCGTGGCGGCCCGACAACAACGCCGAGCTGGTGCACGCCGCCCGCGGCGTCGTCGGTGTCCTCGCCGGCCGAGAGGGCATCCCCGCCTCCGAGGTCATCCGCCTCGTGCGGCAGGCACTCGACCCCAACGGCAACCTGCGGGACCTGTTCAAGGTCGCCGACACCGGCGCCGCGCCGGGCGCCGCCCAGCCGGTCTTCGTCGGCGACGAATGGGCCGACCGTGGCAGCTACTACGCCTACGAGCCGGACGTCGACGGGTCCCGCATCGTCGCCTACGCGCTCGGCGAGCAGTGGCACCTCGACGTGTACTCGCCCGCCGGCGCCCTGCTCGCCTACGGCGTCACCACCGCCGACCGCGTCGCCGAACTCGCCCCCGCGCTCATTGCCCACACCCCCACCTGGACCCAGCAGCAGGCCCCGGCCTGGTCCCGGTTCACCGCCGTCGCCGACGGCACCGCACCCACGCCGATCCACATCGCCCCGGAGGCGCCCATGCACACCCAGCTCGAGCTGTTCCCCCTGACCGACCTCGCCCGGCACGCCCCCCAGCCCCTGGCGGCAGCCCCCGCTCCGGTCGACGAGCACGACAACCGGCCGGCCATGGTCGACGGCCAGCTCGAACTGCCCACCGAGGCCGACAACGTCGCCACGGAGGCCGCCGCGTGAAGCTCCGCGCCGACCGGCCCGCCCTCGCCGACGCTCTCACCTGGGCCGCCGGACACCTCGACCCCCGCCCCACCATCCCCGCCCGCGCCGGACTCCTCCTCGAGGCCGACGAGCAGGGCCTGACCGTCTCCGGCGTCGACTGGTCCATCACCACCCACGCCACCGTCGACGCCGACGTCATCACCCCCGGCCGCGCCGTCATCCCCGGACGGCTCGCCGCCCAGGTCACCGGCTCCTACCGCTCCGACACCATCGAGATCACCACCGACGCCACCGCCGAACTCGTGGCCGGGCGGGACCGGTTCACCCTGCCGCTCCTGGCCTCCGAGGACTACCCCGCCGCCCCCACCGCCCCGGCCCCGGACGGCACCGTGGACGGCGCCGAACTCGCCGCCGCCGTGCGGCAGGTGGCCGTCGCCACCGACCCCACCGCGGCCATCGCCGCGCTCGGCGCGATCCAGCTCGACGCCGACGGCGACGCCGGGACGCTCACCGCGTGGGCCACCGACCGCTACCGCGGCGCCTGGCGCACCATCCCCTGGGCCGGCGGCACCGGATCCGCCCTCGTCCCCGCCCGGCAGCTCACCGGCGCCCTCAAGGGCATGACCGACGGGCCGACCGAGCTGGCGCTGAACGGCGACGTCCTCGGCGTCGCCAGCCCGGACCGGCGCATCACCCTCACCCGGGTCGACGCCACCGGCCGACAGGACCCGCGCCGGGCCGCCAAGGTCGACTGGCCGGTGAAGGCCACCGTGCCCCGAGCTGACCTGCTGGCCGCCATCAAGCGCGCCGGGCTCGCCGCAGGCACCGACAAGCCCAAGGTCCTCATCGGCCTCGGCTCCGACGAGATCTCTGTGCGGGCCGCCGGCCCCACCGGCTCCACCGTCATGGACATCGTCGACGGCCGCCACCACGAAGGCGGCCCGGTGCAGATCGCGTTCCTTCTCGGATTCATCGCCGACGGCCTCGCCGCCATCGACACCGACGACGTCGTCATCCACGCCATGGCCCCCACCCGGCCCGCGCTCCTCGCACCCACCGACGACACCACCGACTACCGCTACCTCGTCATGCCCGTCCGGCTGTGAACGGAGATCCCTGATGACCGACTGCACCTGCAGCAAGCACGGCGAGTGGTGCCAGCGCCACCCCGGCCCCGCCGGACCCGCCCGGTGACCCTGCTCGCCGCCTGGCTCGGCATCGCCGCAGCCGCCATCCCCGCCATCGCCTGGGCCATCCGGCCGAGGTAACGACGCTGGCCCGCCCAATCGAGGTGGGCGGGCCAGCACCCCAACCGTACCCGGAGGTACACCCATGACCGTCTCGCTCTGCAAGCACCGCTTCCCCGTCCGGCCGCCCCTCGGGTCCTTCCTGCTTCCCGGCGACTGCACCCACTGCGGCCTCACCCACGCCGACTACATCACCGAACTGCTGCGCCAAGACCGGGCCCTGATCGAAGGGGCCGCCCGCGACGGCGAATGCGCCCACTGCGGCCAGCAGACCCTCCTCTACCGCTGGCAGGCCCCCAGTCAGCCCTGGGACGAGCCCGGCGAAGAGCGCCTCGTCAGCTGGCTGTGCGCGATCGGGTTCGACGCCTACAACGCCGGCGCACAGCTCCCCTTCCACCCCCGCACCATCACCCGCTGACCCACCGACGGGGCCGCCCCACCCAGGGGCGGCCCCGGAAGGAGCACCCAGTGACCCGCCAGACACCCGCTGAACGCCTCGCCGCCAGCAGCCGCGACCAGCTGCTCGCCGACATCACCGCCCGCTCCGACTGGGACCAGCACCTCGTCGAGCAGGCCGTCCTCATCTACGGCCTCGAGCACGCCGAATGGTCCTGCAACGGCCTCCGCGACCTCCTCCCGCCGCTGGCCACCGGATACCTCGGCGCCGCCATCAACAGCCTCCGGACCGCCGGGATCATCGAGCACACCGGCCGCATGGTCCCCTCCACCAGCCCCACCACCCACGGCCACCGCATAGCCATCTGGCGCCTCTCCCCGAAGGGCTGCGCCATCGCCGCCGCCCGGCCGACCGGGAACGCCGGGGAGGTGGCGGCGTGAGCACCGACCGCCGCGCCGAGTGGGACGCCCGCTTCCACCTCCGCCACCCCGGACACACCATCGGCCACGACCCCTCCGGCCGCCGCCGCTGCCTCGACTGCACCCGACGCACCGACCCCGCTGCCGTCCAGCGCGCCATCGACGGCAACCCCCCGGCCGACCTCACCCCCGCCGAACGCGCCGCCGCCGTCACCCGCCTCCGCGCCCGCGGCATGACCGGCACCGCCATCGCCGACCGCATCCACGCCACCGACCGCACCGTGTGGCGCGTCCTCGCCCGCGCCCGCCAGAACCAGGAGACCGCCGCATGAACACCAACTGGGAACTGTCCGCCTCCTGCGCGCAGGCCGATCCGGACGCCTGGTTCCCCACCACCGACGGCGACAACGGCGCCGCAGCCATCCGCATCTGCCGCACCTGCCCCGTCCAGCGCGAATGCCTCGACGCCGCCATGGCCGGGGAAGCGGGCGACGGGCGGCGCAACCGGCACGGCATCCGCGGCGGCCTCTACGCCAGCGAACGCCTCGCCCTCGCCCAGCAGCACACCCTCGAGCAGGCCGCATGAACACCGACTGGACGCTCCGCGCCGCCTGCGCCGGCCACGACCAGCCCGACAACTGGTTCCTCGAGGGCTCCCGCGAAGGGCGCGCAGCCGCAGCCATCTGCCGACGCCAGTGCCCCGTCGCGCTCCCCTGCCTCAACGCCGCGCTCGAGGAAGAGGACGGCGTCCCGGCCCCGCACCGGTTCGGGATCCGCGGCGGCTACCTCCCCGAGGAACGCCACCGCATCCAGACCGGCCGACGCGCCCTGGCCGCATGACGAAGGGGCGGCCCACGGGCCGCCCCAGGAGGAAGGAGGAGAGGTGTCAGGAGGACTTGAGCCGACGCTGGGTGAAGTCCGCGGTGGCCTGCCCGAAGGCCGTGTCGAACTGCTCGCGGGCGGCAGGGTCCAGTCGGTCGACGGCCTCGCGCGTGATCTCGGCGAAGGTCTTGTCGCCCAGGGCCTGCTCGTAGAACTCGTTGGAGACGAGCACGGCCTGCGCCTTGTCTCGCCGGGTGAGGACAACCCGCTCGCCGAGCAGCCGCACCTTGGCGATGACCTCGGTGAGGTTGGCGCGGGCTTCGGAGACGCCCATGTGGACTTCGGAGTCACTCATGGGACCCAATCATACACGCGACGCACATGCATGTCCGTCGGGTTGTACAATTCGAGCAGCGCGTCAACGTCCCCGTCTCCGCCGTCGCGCTTCTCTGACGTGCCCAATCGCTGACCCGCCGATCACACGACACACGAGGGACTGCCCGTGGGAATCCGCCTGTACGTCGAGGTGCTCGACTACGCACCTACGACGCTGACGCACCGGGAGAAGCTGCTCCTCGCCGTGCTCGCGGTGGATGCGAACGACGACACGCGCCGCACCTGGAACAGCGTGGAGTCCGACGCGAACCTCCGGCGGGCGCAGGTGAGCCGCTCCCAGCTCTACGCCGTGCTCAAGAAGCTCATCGAGAAGGGGGCCCTCAAGAAGGTCGGCAGCGGCCAGAAGAACGCCGCCGCGAAGTACGAGCTGCCCCACATGGCGCCCCTCGACGCCAAGCTCAGTGTCCCGGAATCCGGGACGCAGACAAACCCTCAGTGTCCCGAAACTGCGGACACTGACACCCCCTCTCAGTGTCCCGAGAATGCGGACACTGACGAATCTCAGTGTCCCGGATTCCGGGACGTCAGTGTCCCGGAATCCGGGACGCCTACTCCTAACTCTTCTAAGCCAGCAGAAGACGAGCCCGGACACCGGACTCCCGGCAGCCGCTACCCGGAGCAAGTTCTCCCACTGCTCCATGCGATGAGCGCCAGCGGCCTGAACGTCCGATGGCCCTTCGAGGGCAACGAGTGGTTCACGCTCATCGCCCTCATCAAGGAGCGCGGCGTCCAGGCGATGGTCGAGCACGCGCACCGCGCTGCCGCCAACGCCCGGACGCCCGTTACCTCCGCCCGGTACTTCATCCCCGGCTGGCGCGAACTTCCGCCGGCCCCGCCTGAGGGCACTCCGGTCTACCGGCCCAGCGCCCAGCGCCCCACCTACACCAGCCCCGAAGAGAACGGGATCTTCTGATGACCCTTGCCCCCGATGCGTGGAGCGACCTCCACGAACCGCCAACCATGGACGCCGCGTTCGACCGAACCCCGCCGCAGGACCCCGCCGCCGAGAAGTCCGTCCTCGGCGCCTGCATCATCAGCCCCCAGGCGTGCCGCGAGGTCCTCGACGTCCTCAATCCGGCCGCTTTCTACAAGCCGGCCCACGAGACGATCTACAACGCGATCGGCCGCATGAGCGCCCACCGCATGCCGATCGACCCCATCACCCTCGCCAAGTACCTCGCCGACTCCGGTGACCTCGCCCGCGTCGGCGGTGCCAGCTACATCTCCCAGCTGGTGATGGCCGTGCCCACCGCGGCAAACGGCGAGTACTACGCCTCGATCATCGAGGACCGCTGGCTGCGCCGCGAGCTGATCAAACTGGGAACGCGGATCGTGCAGATGAGCTACGCCACTGACGACGCCACCCACGACATCGTCGAGCGCGCCGTCGCCCTCACCCGCGAACTCCGCGACCAGGGCAATTCCACCGAGGACCTGCCCACCGAGGACCTGCTGGACTTCGTGCAGCACGAGGACACCTACGACTGGCTGGTGCCGGACCTGCTGGAGCGCGGCGACCGGCTGATCCTCACCGCCTCCGAGGGCGGCGGGAAGTCCACGCTGCTGCGGCAGATGGCCGTCATGCTCGCCGCCGGCCTGCACCCGTTCACCCAGGAGCACATCGCCCCGCTGAGGGTCCTGGTGCTGGACTGCGAGAACGGCGAGGCCGCCTCCCGCCGCAAGTACCGGCCGCTCCTCAACAGCGCCGAGCGCGCCAAGCACGGGATGCGCCGCGGCCAGTTCCATATCGAGTGCCGTCCCGCCGGCGTCGATCTGACCCGCCCGCAGGACCGGGCGTGGGTGATGCGCCGGGTGGAGCGCCTCATGCCGGACATCCTGATCATCGGCCCCGTCTACCGGCTCCACGCCGGCAACCCCAACGACGAAGAGCTGGCGAGGAAGGTGTCCGTCGTGGTGGACGAGGCCCGCGCCACCGCCCGCTGCGCCGTCCTCATGGAAGCCCACTCCCCCCACGGCGGGCAGATGGGGCCCCGCTCCCTGCGCCCCCTCGGCTCCTCGTTGTGGATGCGCTGGCCCGAGTTCGGCTTCGGGCTGCGCCCGGTCGAGGACGAGGGCTCCGCACAGCACGACCGCGCCCGCCGAGTCGTCCCCTGGCGCGGCATGCGAGACGAGCGGGCCTGGCCCAAGTTCGTGAAGCAGGGCGAGGCCTGGCCGTGGGTCGCCTACCGGCCCTACGACGCCGACGTCCTCGGCAACTCCGCCACGGGGAGGGTCGTGTGATCGACTCGATCGAGACCCACTACGGCGGCGTGGACTTCCGCTTCCAGGCGGGAGCGGACTGGGCATCCACCCTCGACGACCTCGGCGTCGCCTGGGAGTACGAGCCGCAGGCCATCACCCTGCCGTCCGGTGCCGTCTACATCCCGGACTTCTGGCTGCCCGAGCTGGGCACCTGGATCGAGGTCAAGGGCCACGGCATACCCCGGATCGAGAAGGCTCACGAGCTCGCCGCAACCCGGGCCTGCCGCTGCGAGGGCGACTGCACCTGCCAGTGGCCCGGCGGCGAACTGGTCGTCATCGGCCGGGCCGCGACCGAGTGCTACGACCGCACGCACCGCGCCTGGTGCCGCGGCGGCCACCTCAACTGGGACGGCCACCCGCGACCGTCCTGGCTGCTGCGCTGCCCCGAGTGCGACAAGACCGGCTGGGTCGCCCGCACAGTCCCGCTGCTGTGCCGGGCCTGCCGCCAGCGGCCCATGTCTGGCCACCTCTACAACCCCGGCGACGACGCCTTGCGCTTCCGCACGAACTGCCTGCCCGACGGCTACGCGCGGGCCATCGACCTCATCGACGACCCCAACCCCGGGCGCTGGATGGACGACTACCGAGAGGACTACGCGTGAACACCCTGACCCCTGTCCCGCTGCCGCGCCTGGGCGTGTGCCCGGTGTGCGAGCGGGAGACGCGACTGCGCGTTGACGGCGTGCTGCACCAGCACCGCGAGCTGGAGACACCGGATTCGCCGATCCGCTGCGACCCGCGGACCGGCTACCGGATCACCGACTGCCCCGGCTCCGGCCGGACCGCCACGCCACTGGAGCCGACGTTCCTGCGCTGGGTGTGGGCCCACCGCGCCCGGCGGGACGCCCGCACGAACCGCGTGACGATGCTCGCCGAGATCCTCGTGGGCACCTCGTTCGGCTGCGGCCGGAGCCGCCGCATCGAGGACACCCACTGGACGACGGCAGCGGAGGCCCACAGCTGGGAGCACACCGGCCCGAACGCCCCGGCCACCCGCAACGGCTGCAACTGGGTGTGCGAGGACATCGCCACCGCCAGCGCCGAGTACGACCGGCTGTTCGCCCGGCACCGCGCGGACCTGCTGGCCGCGCTGACGGACCCGGCCGAGGAGGACGCCGCGTGAGCGCCCGCTGCCGCCGCCCGGCCCGGGATGGCCTGGGCCCGGTGTGCCGCCGCCGCAGCGCCGTCCCGGTGCGGCTGGTGGCGGTGCCCGACGGCACCCCCGGCCACGTCCCCGGCCAGACCGCCCTGCCCCTCGTCCCGTATCAGCCCACCCTCGGGAGCCTGTAATGACCAACCCCGCTGCCCTTGCCCGCCGCTGGCCGATCGGCCTGGCCGTCTCCGTCTACCCCGGCGGAGGCCACTACGCCGACACCCACTGGCACGGCGTCATCCACGAGCACGAGGACCTCGACGTCGGCCTCGTGCAGGTGCGGTGCACCGACCCGCACGGGTTCCACAACCAGCGCATGGACCACGTCACCACGGTCTGGGCGCCTCTGCTGCGGCGCGACGAACCCGCCAAGGCCCCCGCCGCCGGACGCCCCGTCTCGGAGCCGGGCCCCGAGCAACCGTCGCTGTTCGACGACCTCCTGTGACCGCAACGCAGGACGCCCGGCCTGTTCGTAGCAGGCCGGGCGCCCGCCCAGACAACCACGAAACCCACCCGGAGGACCACATGACCACGTTGCGAACGGCGGGCCTGCCGCTGACCGACTACCAGCGGGACGTGCTGCTGCTGGCCGGCCGCGGCCTGACGTCGGAGCAGATCGCCCGCCGGCTGGGCTCCACGCGGGCTGGCGTCGACATGGCGGCGAAGGCGGCGACCGATCGGCTCGGCGCCCGCTCCCGCACCCACGCCGTCGCCTTGGCCATCACCACCGGGCTCATCGACCCGTCCGAGATCGCCGAGGAGACCCGATGACCGACCTGGATCACCTGCTGTCCCGCCTGGAGCGCGGCGTGCTGCCGCCGGAGGAGGTGGACAGCCTCGCCTGGTGGGTGCGCGACATCGCCGCCGAGCGCGAGCGGTACGGCCGAGCCGTCGAACAGGCCACCGCCCTGGCCAGCGAGTTGGACGCGCCCGGCTCCATCGACCGCCGCCGGGTGGCGTGGGCGCTGCGTCACGCCGTCGGCACCGGCGCCGGGGCGTGGTCGCTGGCGGACGTCCTCGCCGCCGTGGCCCCGTCCGCGCCCCTGGGCGGCCCTGTGGCGGCCTCGGGGCCCCTCGCCGGTCCCGAGCGGCACCCCGGGGGGCCAACGGGCCGTCAGGCGGGCGCTGAGGACCGCGCGTTGACGGCCGCGACCTTCCACCCCGTCCCCGATACCCCGTCCACGGCCACCAGCGGCCCGCAGAGCGACGTTCGGGGCGCGGATGGGGATCGCCAAGCCGAGGGCACCGAAAGGGCCGCAGGCGGGCGTACAGCGGATCCGGAGGTCCGGCGACTGCGGCGGGACTTGCGGCAGGCACTGGAGAGCGCAGTGGTCGCGGCCTCGGGCTGCACCCCACAGTCCGGCATCACTCGCGTTGCCCCCAGCCTCACCCCCGCCCTCGTGGCCACCGTCTCGGGTCGCCAGCGGGCTCGCGCACGCAAGTGGCCGTGGGCGTGGTGGTGCACCCGCTGCGATGAGGTCGGCGCAGAGAGGACCCAGTCGGCCGCCGACGCTGCGGCGGACGCCCACGCGGCCGCACACGCCGAGGAGGCCGCCCGATGACCCGACTGCCCCGCCGCTTCCATCTCCAGCGCGACGAGGACGAGACCGGCACCTCCGGCACCGGGCTCGTCGTCGAGGGGATCGAGTTCGCCGACGGCACCGTCGCGATCCGCTGGCTCACCGCCACCACCTCGACCGCGATCTACGCCTCCATCGCCGACCTGATCGCCATCCATGGCCACGGCGGGCGCACGCGCGTCGCCTGGATCGACCCGGCCTGACCCCCCACGCCTCACCCCCTCGGGGCCGTCTCCAGCCGGGCGGCCCCACCCCGCACCGCACCTGCACGAGGAGCCACCGTGGACACCATCCCCGCCTGCGTCGCCTGCACCCGGCCGCTGCCCGCCTGGGACACGGCGCGGTTCGCCTGTGACGGCTGCCAGCAGCAGCTCGCCGACGCCCTGGCCGAACTCCCCGCCCTGTACGCGCAGCTGGACGTCACCCCCGGCCGGTCCGGCCCGCGCGTCGGCTCGCTCCACACCGCCGCTGGGTCGCGCCCGCCGGTGGACATCGGCGTCATCGACCTCCGTACCCAGGTGGCCGGCGTCCTCGGCTCCTGGGTGCGGGACTGGTCGGAGTCCGGCGCCGGCGATCTCCCCGACTGGCCGGCCACCGAGACCGCCCGCGTGGCCGCCGCCTGCCGCTGGCTCAGGTGGCGGCTCGACTGGGCGGTACGGATGCACCCGGCCGTGGACGAGGCGATCCGCGAACTCCGCGACGCCCACCGGGAGGTTCGGCTCGCCGTCGAGGGGCGGGACGAGCGGACCGTGCCGGTGACGTGCGGCTGCGGGGCAGTGCTGCGGGCCACCGTCTCCAGCCGCGGCGCCCGATGCGGCTGCGGACGGGAGTACGGGCGGACGGAGTTGATGGCGCTGCCGGTCGCGGCGCGAGGGCGGGCGGCGGCGTGACCAGCGATCCAATGTGAAACGGATGAGGCTCCTGTGGTCCACGTCACCCGGTTGTCAAAGATCAACAAACTGTTGATGTGACGGGTGTTGCGGCGCGGGACCCCCGTCCGGATCGGGTTGGCGAGACGCCTGTCAACAGAACGAGAAAAAATCACACACCGTCAACCTCTGGGGTGGGATTGTCCGTTGCGCCAGGAACAGAAGCACGGGCAGTCACGAACCGCCGGGTACGATGCTCCCCACGGCCCGTCAGATGTGCGAGCCGTCACACAGAAAAGACCCCCGCCGGATCTGCAGTCCGCGGGGGCCTCGAGACAAAGGTGGTTCGTCCTCGTGTCTGAACTCCAGAGTAACCCGCCCGCGCCCGAAAATCACGGTGGGGGCCCCTACGACACCGGAACGTTCATGTTCCACGGCGACCCGGTGACCGTCCTCACCGACGACCGCGGCAACTGGGCCGTCCTCGGCCAGCTCTGCGCCAACCTCACCCTCGACGCCAACGGCCAGCGCCAGATGATCGAGCGAAACGCCTGGTCAAAGGGACGGACGTGTGTAACACACGTCCGTGTCCCGGGCGACGACCGCGCCCGCCCCCACTTCCTGGTGCACGAGCGGATCGTCCCGATGTGGCTGGCGAACATCACCGCCAGCCGCATCACCGATGAGAGCAAGCGTGCGAAGGTGGAACGCGCCCAGGTCGAGCTTGCCGACGCCCTGTACGAGTACGTCTCCGCCCGCCGGCCCGTGCGCGAGCCCTCCAAGTTGGAACTCGCCCGCGACCTCGTCGAAGCCCTGGAGGCCCGCGAGAAGCTGGAGGCCACCAACAAGGTCCTCGCGCCCAAGGCCGGCAAGTGGGACGCGTTCATGAACGCCGAGGGCCTGATCGGCATGACCGAGCTGGCCGACATCCTCGGCACGAACGTCCGCCAGCTCACCGGCTGGCTCGTCGACCGCGGCATCTACCGCAAGCAGACCTCCGAGCACGGCGGCCGGCGGAACCTCCCCCGCGTCACCTACCGCAACAGCGGCCACTTCGAGGTCAAGTTCGAGGAGAAGAACGGCTTCAAGTTCCCCGTCGCCTACGCCACCTCCGAGGGCGTCGACCTCATCGTGGACCTCTGGACCCAGCAGAACGCCGCCTGACCCCACCACCCCCCGGCCCCCGCCGCACACCGCGGCGGGGGCCTCGTCGTGGCCGCTCTGACCGTCTCCAGCATCCAGGGCAAGGAGATCCAGGAGTCCTGGATCTCCTTGCCCTCTTTATTGGTCTCCTGGATCTTGCTGCCCTCGATGCTGGAGTCCATGAAATCCATTTGTGAAATCAGAAATCCAAGTTGAATTCGGTTCTGCCAGCCTGCCCATCATCCTTGCCGCAGGTTCGACAGCCCTCTGTCAATATGCCTGGATGTGACGCGCATCACGTCACGTGACATGCACGTGGCCTGTTTTGATGCAGGTCAGAGGGCCCTCGTCCGCGCCGAAGATCTTCGGGGCGATGGCTGCCGGTGCATCGAAAAAATCATTTCCGCAGGTGAATGGCTCCGCGCAGAGTCGCATTTGACCGGCCCTCAGATCGACATTTGACCGGCCCTCAGATACGTGCATACAGTTACCTGGAACGAACAAGGCCCCTGTCGCAACCGCGGAGGGGCCCTGAAAGTTATGGCTGGCGGTAAAGCCGTCGAATTCTTGACCGCTAGCCATTCGGAAACTCAACCATGAATTGGAGAGTGCCACATGGCACAGTACACCCATCCCGCCCCCGTTGGCCCTGGTGGGCCGCAGGGGCCTCCCCTCCCGACCAGCCTCGCGTCCCCGGAGGACCCCGGCGGCCCGAGGAGCCCGCGTACCTGGGTATCGATCGGATCGGCCACCCCGCAGCGCCTGGCAGCGACCGCCGGGATCGGCATGCTCGCCACCCAGGCGACGAGCTGGCAGCATCTGGCCGCCGCGGCAGTCGCCATCATCGGGAGCTGGGTCGATACCCACCGCGGGTAGCCTGTAGCGGCCGGGCCCGCCCCGGCCGCACCACCTGCCCGCAGCGCGGGCGTCGCCCAGATGGCGGGGGTGCTGGCAGCACCGGACACACCAGGTGCCCGCACACGCGGGCGTGCACGACAACGGCCCCGCCCACCACCCGGTGGTCGGGGCCATCGCCGTTCCCCCACCCGGCACAATCACCCCGTGACCCCTGCCGACATCGTCGCCGACACGCAGTGGACCGTGGTCCTGCTGCTCGTCGCCACGCCCCTGCTGCTCCTCGCCGCGCTCCTGGCTGCGCCGTTCGTCATCGGCGGGATCGCCGGGCTGTTGCGGAGGCGCCGCGCCGCGCAGGCACAATCACCGGGTGACCCCAGCTGAGTTCATCGTCGAGACGCAGTGGACGCTCCTGCTGCTCATCATCCTGTTACCGCTCATCATCGGCATGATCGCCAACCGCGAGTTCCGGGCCGCCATCCTCAACCGAAGGGTGAGCGTCTCCACCACCGGCATCGAGATGGAGCCGAGCGCCGCAGCCACCGCCGCGCTGGCCACCGCCACCGCCACGGACGAAGAAGTTGCTCGGGCCCTCAGTGCGGACGACGAGCCGGCCAAGCCCGAAGAAGTCACCGCCGTCCGACGCGAAGCGGTCGAGGAACTGGTGAGGGAGGCGACTCGGTACGGATACGAGGCCGCCCAAGGTGGCTCCCCCGTTCTTACGCCGCCGACAGTCGACTGGAAAGCGGCAGGCGGGCCACGAATCCGCTACGACCCCGCCGAGGTCAGAAAGATGATCGCCGCCGCGGCTAGGGCGAGGAGCACACGAGCCGAACATTGAACTCACGACGCCCAAGTACTTCCGCCCGCCGCGCCACGGCCCCGCCCACCCAGCGAATTCCAGGGGCCGTTGCCGTGCGCCAGCCCGTCACCTCCACCCCGCGCAGCGGCCAGCGTCTTGACCGTGAGCGACGGATCCCTTGACCATCCCTGCCAGCCACCCCCATCACCCCTGGTGGACGGCCCGGCTGGCGGGTGGAATGCCGGTGCGGCCCGAACGGGGCACGCGAGAGCACGACCAAGGGGAAAGCATGCGCACCAGGAAGTTCACGAAGACGCTCGTCACCTTCACCGCGCTCGCCGCCATCACCGGCGGCGGCCTGGTGACCGCCGGCACCGCCGCCGGCGCACCCGCCGAGAACCGCGCGGTGGCGGGCGAGAGCGTCGCCCCGCTCGCCGTGAACAACCTCGGCCTGACCATCGAAGAGGCCAAGCACATCCAGCGGGCGCTGGCGAATAGCTGGAACTACACCGGCCCCATCGACGGGCTGCTGGGCGTCGAGAGCTGGCAGGCCCTCCAGCGGACGCTGGCGAATAGCTACGGATACACCGGCGCGATCGATGGCATCGCCGGCCCGAATACCATCAAGGCCCTCCAGCAGTACCTCGCCGACCGCTACGGATACACCGGCGCCATCGACGGCATCGCCGGCCCCGCCACCACCGCCGCCTTCAAGCGCGCGGCCGCCCAGTGCGCCACCAGCGGCTACTGCTGAACCATCGCCGCACGACGAAGCGCCCCACCATCCGGTGGGGCGCTACGGGGTGCCCTGACTCCGCCCGTCAGCGAACTGGTCGTAGGGGGTGCAGAACCTCAGCGCCCTGTTGGGCTCATGGCCAGCTGGTGCGCTCGCTGGGCAGAGACGCCGCCGAGCGCGGCCCCCACCTCTCTCCAGGTGCGCCCCTGGTTCTTCAGCTCGCCGGCGATGTAGCGTTCCTGCGCCCGGATTTCCTTTCGGAGATCCTCGGCCCGCCGGTTGGCCTCGTGATACCGCTCAACCGGATCGTCGATCGCTCGCAGCGAGGCGAAGAAACTCTCCAGTAGCTCCCGAGTCTTCTCATCGAGGGGATCGTCCCTGCCCGGAAGCGGCATGGGCGCTGGCCGGGGTGGCAGTGGAGCAGGCTTGACGGCTTTTCGGAGAGTGACCTTGGGCCGGTTCCACGGCTCCTCCTCTACGGCCCAGCGGATGAGGGTTGCCGGGTCACGGTGGAAGGTGAACCACTCACCGTGGGATCGGTACGGGCGGAAGTGCCGGTGAAGCGCGGTCTCCAGCTCGTGGCCGCCCGGGGTGGACCACAGCACTGTGAGCGGCACGGGCGACATGCGCTGGATGTCGGCGAGTCGACGCGCAACGTCGATGCTCCGCCCGATCTTCACCGTGTTGGCGCCGGGCGTCCCGATGACGTAGACGAACTCCTCGGTCACTTCCCACCCCCGTACTGCCACTGACTGCCGGTGCCCTTGTACTGGCTGACGGGGATCGGCTCGACTCCGGGCCGCATGCGGGCCCGGTACAGCAGGCCGTGGAGGTGGTCGACTTCGTGGGCGACGAGGCGGGCCATGCCCTGCTCGAACATCGTGATCCGCACGGTGCCGTCGATGTCCTGGTGCTCGACGCTGATGGCCATGGGCCGGGGCACCATGCCGCGCACGTCGAAGAAGCTCAGGCAGCCTTCGTACTGCTCGTCCGTCTCGGTTGACTCCTCGATGATCCTCGGGTTGAGCAGCGTCAGCGTCTCGCCCTCCGGTGTACGGACGATGGCGGCTGCCCTGTCGATGCCGATCTGGGGGGCGGCGACGCCCATGCCCTTGCCGAAGACATGGACCTCGGCGGCCCGCTCGGCAGCGGAGCCGAGTTCGGCGACGACGCGCCGGGCGTCCTCGGCCTCGTCGGGCAGGGTGAACCGTCGCGCCGGCTTTTCCAGGATGGCGTCGCCCTCCTGGACCATGCCGACGCTGCGCATCTTCTCGCTGGCGGTAGCCGTCATCGTGTCCGTGGTCTCCTCCTCGGTGTTGCTGGAGCGGAATTTCCACTCCAGGCGGTATCGGGCATGCAGGGGTGGGTCGTCTGTACTCCACGCGAACAACGTCCGGCCGGGGCCTTCGGTTCGCGTGATGGCGGTGCGGAACGGAAGCGCCGCCGCCGTCATGGTGGTCTCGGTGCCCCATACCTTCGGGGCGAGCGCGGACGGGAAGTCGAGCTGGACGCTGAGCCGTTCGGTGGGCAGGCGGACGGCGCGCTGGAACCAGGTGCCCCACTTGTCGGCGCCGACGGTGTAGCTGTACTCCAGCCAGACGGATTCGCCTGGGTACAGGGGGTACCGGCCGTGGGCGTTCTCGAACAGCAGCCACAGCTCCTTGAAGGCGTCCCGGTCGTGCTGGACGCGCCAGCCGATCGGCTCGCCGTCCACCGTGGCGGTCAGGTCGATCTCTTCCCAGGTCAACGGGTTCGCCCGGTAGTGCTCGTTGGAGCGCTCGGGATCGCCGGGGTAGCGGTCCACGCTGATGCGGATCAGGTACCGGGTGATCGGGTCTGGCGAGTCGTTGTACAGCTCGCGGCGCTGCGTCGCCCGGTAGACCGTGCCGTCGAAGTGGAGCCGGGTGTCCTCGTGGCGGACGATCAGGCTCGACTCGTGCGGGGCGCCGGGCTCGCTCGCCTGCTGCCGGGGAACAGCGCCTCGTCCGCCGGATAGTTCGCGGTGAGCATGGGTGATGGAGCCGCCGGCCTGGAGCACACGGTCGGCGGCCAGGGCGAACGCCTCCGAGGGTCGCTGCGTGCCGCCCTCGACTTTGGAGACGTAGGACGGTCCGTAACCGACCTCGCGGGCGAGCGCGGACTGCGAGCGGCCCCGGACGTCGCGCCAGCGCTTCAGCTCGGCGCGGAAGGCGTCTTCGGCCTCGGTGGTCATCAGGTCTCCCTGTGCCTATGCGTGATCTGTGAGTGATCGACTCTCAGCCTGCCGTCACATGTGACCTCGGCGTTCTCATGTACTCGACACCGGATCAACCCGCGAGGTGGGAGGAGCGTCGTGAGCCGTTCAGCGGGATGTGCCCTTGGCATCCTCGTCCTTCTGGGGCGAGGACCACGGTCCGGTCGTCGGCCGCTCGGGGAGCTTGGCGCCCGGGCGTCTCATGTACCACCGCATGAACTCGCGGAGAACCTTGGCCCGAGCGCCTCGCCCCTCCGGATGCACCGCCTTGGTCGCGTCCTCGAAGGACTCCCACTCCTCGTTGGGTGCGCGGAAGCGCTTAGGGGTGTCGTAGCTGGTCTCGGCATCAGGGCTCATGGGCCGAGGATAGCGGTTTGTAGCCACAAGCAGCAAGGCTCCACTATCAGATTTTGTAGCTACAAACAACTGCGTCGATGGGCTTGCTTTGTGGCTACAAAGGGTCTAGCTTTGTGGCTACAAGGAACGCCCCCGGAAACGGGGACAGCCCCGCGAGGTGCTCCAACACCAACACGGGGCCTAGGTCAGACCCCTCGCTACAAGGAGTCCGCCATGTCCATCACTCTAGCCTCCCCTGCCTTCTCTGGGGACCGCTCTCCCAGCCCCGCCGCCCCTGTCTCGCTCGGTGCGGAGATCCTGACCGACGCCGACACTGGCCGCCCGGAGCTGGTCATCTCGTCCGGCGACAACGTGGAAGCCGGCACCCCCGACGACCTGCGGCAGCAGATCGAGGCTGCGCAGCGCCAGCTGACTCGGCTGACGGCTCTCGCCGACCAGTACGAGGCGATCACCGCCACGACTTCCCCGTGTTTCTCGTGGTGCAGCCACGACGGCCGGTTCCCCGGCGAACACGAGAGCGCCGCCGCACAGCTCCCCATCCCCAACGGCATGGAGGTCGCCTACGGCGAGCTGCTGAAGGCGCACCTCTACCACGGTGACGAGTGGGGCGTGACGCAGGTCAGCGTCAACTCGCAGGGCAACGGCGTCATCCTCAACCCGACCCAGGCCGCCGAGTTTGCCGACCACATGGAGTCGATGGCCACCCGGGTCCGCGAGATGGCCCGGCTCGCCAGCAGGCCGCGCGTCATCTGGAGCTGATTCCTTCGCCCCGGTCCCGGCGTGACGCTGCGGGATCGAATCCCGCCCGGGGCACGCAAGAACCCCCAGCCGTCGGCGTTGCAGCGCCCGATGACGGCCGAGGGGCCTGATCCACCCACCCCTGCAAGAGAGAAGGAAGATCATGTCCGATCGTACCCGCACTTCTACCGGCGCCCGTCTGCGCGCCGTCCCCACCACCCTCGTCGCGCTGTCCGCCGACGCCACGGTCGCTACCCCCATCCGGTCCTCGGTCTCGATCGCCGACATGGACGACGCGTACCGGGCCGAGCTGATCACTGACTGGCTGCGGGCGCAGGGCGACCAGCTCGCGGAGCTGGCCGTGATGGCCGCCGCGATCCGCTTCGACCGTCTGACCGGCGGCCCGTCCCTCGTCACCGAGCTGATGGCCGCGATCGAGGGCGACATGCCGGAGATGGCGGTGGCGGCGTGAGCACCGACATCACTGTGGCTGGCGTCCGGCTGGTCGGCGAGGTCGAGGCGTGGCTGGCGGCGCAGGCGCCGTCCGGCCGGGCGGTGGAGCTGTCGCCTGTGGCGCGGCGGCAGGTGACGCAGCGAGCCGAGCAGATCGCCGTCGTGGCGACGGACGATGTGCTGCGGGTGCTGGCGGACGCGACGTCGGCGCTGCTGGAGCGGGGCTGGATCCGGGGGGCGTCGTCCCGTCCGGAGGGCCTGTGCCTGTCGGGCGCGCTGGAGCACGTCAGCCGGGCAATGGAGTCCACGTGGGGCTACCAGCGGTCCTACGACGCTGGGAAGGCCGCGCAGCTGGCGGTGGAGGTCGTGCTGCTGCTGCAGGGCGTGATCCCGGTGATCTCGGCGTGGAACGACAAGCTGCAGCGGACGCGCCGCGAGGTGCTGGCTGTGCTGGCGGGCGCGCAGCAGGTCGCGGTGCGGATCGGGGCCTCCCGGTGAGTGCGCAGGAGGAGTACGAGGCGGCGGTCGCGGCGCAGGCGGCGCAGTACGCGGCGACGCAGCAGGCCCTCGATGACGTGGCGGCGGCGCTGGCCGCTGTCGAGCAGACGCAGCAGCAGGTGCAGGCGCACCTCGGCCGCTGATCCAGCTCCACCCCGGCCCGCGCTCTGCGGGCCGGCCACCCACCACCACCCCTGGGAGGGGACCCGTATGTCCAAGCTCACCGACCTGCGCGACCGCTACCTCGGCCGGCCGGAGGACGTGGCCGCCGCCCGTACTGCCCGCCGCCAGCTGCACACCGAGGCCGCCGGGATCACCGACGAGACCGACCCCACCTACCTGGAGCTGAACGCGGCGTCGAACGAGGCGCACCGCCAGCTCCCGCCGGTCGGCCGCTGGCTGCGCGGCTGACCTGCCCCCGCTCCGCCCCCGGCGTGAGCCCGTGCGTCCCGGCCGTCGCCGGGGCGGGCGGAAACCCGCCGGAGACCCCACCACCCCTGACCTGAGAGGAACCCCCCGTGGCGAAGTACGTGCTCACCGCCCGCAGCAGGACCGGCAAGCCGGTCAACCAGATCACCGGCGCCGACACCGACTCGGTCGCCGTGTACTCGGACGCCGACCTGGCCGAGCGCCTGGCCGCCGTCGAGCGCGACCCGCGCGATCTGGAAGTCACCGTCCGCCCCGCCGGCCCCGCCAACTGACCCGAGAGGAACCCCTGATGTCCCGCACCGAACTGACCGCCCACGCCGCGGTCCTGAGCGCCCGCTTGGAGGAGGTGCACCCCGTGATGCTGGCGCCGACGCTCCTGCTGCTGGTGGTGATGGCCACCGTGGTGGCGCTCGCGATGGTGATCGTCATTGCCGCCGCGGTGCTGACCTTCGCGGCCGGCCTCACGCTGGTCGGCCTGGAGCGCACCCTGTCCGCTGCTGCCCTGTGGCGGCCGAGGAACCGGGCGGAGGTGGCCCGGTGACTGCGACGACGTTCGAGGGCCGCCGTGCGATGGAGCGGGTGTCGGCACGGCAGGCTGCTGCCGCCGCTGCCGAGGAGGCCCGGGTCTCCAAGGCCACGGCCGACGCCGCGATCGAGGACATCCGCGAGAAGGCCGCCGACCGAAAGCGGCGGATGGCGGAGACCGCGAAGACCAAGAAGGAAGAGGAGAAGGCCAAGCGCCGGGAGCGCCGGATCGCCGCCCGGACGGCTCGCTGGGCCCGGATCGGCACCCAGGTCGCTCACCCACTGCCGTGGGTGATGGTGGTGGTCGTCGCCTCCGTCGCGGTGGCCTGGCCCGGCCAGTACAAGGCGATGACGGGCCTGGGCATGTGGAAGCCGCTGGCGCTGCTGGTGCCGCTGTTCATCGAGGGCGCGACCTGGTCGATGGCCTGGATGCGGAAGTGGGCGGTCGAGAACGACAAGCCGACCGGCCTGTACACGGTGATGACGTGGGTGTTCGCCCTGATCGCCGCAGGGCTGAACGCCGGCCACCACCTCGACAAGGCCGAGCTGGCGGTGACGATGGCGCTGTCCTCGCTGATCGGCGTGGTGGTGTGGGAGATCTACATGCACTCCCAGCAGCACAAGGTCGGTGGGCGGAGCGCGGCGGATCTCCGCCTGGATCTGGCGCGGCGGCTGCGGCACCCGCGGGTGTACCGGCGGGCTGGCTGGCTGCGGGCGGCCACCGGGGTCGATGCGGCCGAGGCGTGGGACATGGCGTGGCGTCAGCTGTACGCCTGCGAGCCGGGCGTGACGCACCGGGTGCTGAAGCGGCATGCGAAGCGCGTGGAGAAGGTCGCGAGCCTCGCGCGGGCGGCTGACCTGGTGCAGTTCGCGACGCCGCAGGAGCTGCCCGCGCCGCCCGTCGCGAAGGCGTGGATGATCGACCCGAGCGTCATCTCGCAGGCGTTCGCGGGCGGCTCGCACGGAGCCCGCGCGGACCGTCCGAACATCAACACGGAGAAGATCGAAAAGGAGGGCGAGGCGCGCGCGGAGAAGGCCCCGCGCGGCGCGCAGGAAGCCCGTGCGCGCGCAGAGAAGCCGCAGGCCACGCCCAACAACCCCCCTGCCCGCAACGGCTCCCGGAACGGCACTGAGAAGGACGGCGCGCGGCAGGTCCGCGCGGCCCGTGGACTGGCCGCCGACACGGCGCGCGCGGCCACCCCCGAGCAGGCCGAAGCCGAGCGCGAAGCCGCCCGCGCGTGGGTCCGCGCGCAGCTCGCCGCGGGCCGCGAGCCGGGCTGGCGCGACCTTCAGGGGCACCTCAACAGCGACGCGATCCCGGCCGACCAGCGCGTGCTGCGCGGGGAGACCTGGTGCCGCACGCGGATGCGCGAAGCCCAGGACACGCCCGAGGTTCGCCCGATGCTCACGGCGGTGCCCGCATGAACACCAAGCCCAGCCCGCCGCGTTGGTGGGCGCACCCGCTGCTGATCCCCGCCGCCCCGTTCGCGACCTTCTCCGTGCTCGTCCTGCCGGGCGAGCACGGGTGGGGCCCGGCCGCCCTGATCGCCGTCCTGATTCTCGCCGCCGCGCTGGCTGGTGGCGTCGTCCTCGACCGCACCGGCCCGCGCCGGCGCCGCACCTCTGACCCGTCCTGACCTGACCGGAGTGCACCCCATGTCTCACGCAACCGTCCCGCCGTCCGCCGAGCCGACCACCGAACTGCCCCCCGGGGTGGCCGACCTGACCGCCCGTCTGCGCGAGCGGGGCATGCCGGTCGCTGCCCAGACCGCCGTCCAGGCGACCGAGCACGGCGTCGCCGACCTGTCCGTCGGCACGGTGCAGATGCCCGTCCTCGAGCAGCAGCCCTCCCGGGGCGCGGCGTTCGTCGGCGGGACACTGCGGACCGCGGCGACCACCTGGATCGGCGCCGCGTCCCTCGCCCGCAAGCTCTGGGACTACGAGCAGGCCGGCGAGTTCGGCCGGGCGATCCGCCAGGCCCGTGACCTGGAGCGCGCGGGCGGCGACGTCGCCGAGCTGGAGGCGCTGGTCGTACAGCTGCGGGCCGAGCGGCGAGCAGTCCAGCACGCCCGCCACCGTGAGCCCGCCACGATCCTCGGCGCGGCGACGGCCACCGGGTACGCCGGTGCCCTCGTCGGGATCGGCGCCGCCTGGTCGGTGGCCCTGGTCGTGCCCGCGCTGCTGCCGCTGTGGCTGCTCATGTACGTCGCCGGGCGCCGGGAGATCGCCGACCGGGAGCGGCCGGTGGTCATCCCCGGGCAGGTCGTCGAGCAGGCGGCGGTAGTCGCGGCGGAGGCGGCAGCTGACCCGTTGGGGCAGGAGGCCATCACCTCGGCCCTCCGCACCGCCGGCGTCATCGGCAAGGACGAGACAGTCGAGATGGTGGGCCTGCCCTCCGCCGCGGGCGAGGGCGCCGTCGAGGTGGTCTTCGAGCTGCCAGGCGACACCACCGTGGACGATCTGAAGTCGAAGATCGGGAAGCTCGCGAAGCTGTTCCGGGTGCCGGAGCCCTGGCTGGACCTGCGGGAGGGGCGGCACCCCGGCGAGTGCCGCATGTGGCTGTCCTCTGTCGACCCGTTCGGCAAGGTCAAGGAGTCCCCGCTGCTGGCCAGCCCAGTGCAGCAGGATGTGTGGGGTCGCGGCATCCTCATCGGCTACAACCGGCGTGGTGAGCCCGTGCACCTGCGGCTGCGGCACGTCATGGCCCTGCTCGGCGGCGCCACTCGGGCGGGTAAGGGCATGCTGCTGCGGAACCTGCTGTGCGGCCTGGGGCTCGACCCCCGGATCAATCTGCGGCTGGCAGCCGGAGCTAAGCCGGGCGAGCACCGCGGCTACGCACCGATCTGCGCGACCTTCTTCGGCCGGAACCCCGAGCGCCTGATCGCCCTGCTGGAAGTGGTGCTCGCCGAGGCGTACCGGCGGGAGGAGTTCCTGGAGGAGGAAGGGCGGGCGAAGCTCTCCCTCGCCGACCTGGAGCGCTTCCCGCTGGAGGTCGTGGTGATCGACGAGTTCAAGCAGTACATGCTCACCCCGCAGGCCCCCCGGATCGTGGAACTGCTGGAGGCCCTGGCTGCGTTCGCCGCCGCGCTGAACATCACCATCCTGGTGAGCACGCAGGACCCCGATGCGGCGACCATCCCCCGCGGCTACAAGAGCAACACCGGGGCACGGATCGCGACCCGGACCGAGAGCCCGACGCAGACCAACGCCATCCTGAAGGAGGGCGCGACGGGCGCCGGCCTGCGCGCGCACGACATCAAGCGCGACATGCAGGGCGTCGCCATCGCCGACTTCGACGGCAGCGACGGCGAGCTGATCCGCAGCTGGTTCATCGAGGACGAGCACTACGACGGCGCCGCCCCGCTCATCGCCGCCGGCGTGGAGTTGCGGCGCGAAGCCGGGACGCTGCCGGGGCACTTCGAGGACACGATCGAGAAGGCGCTGCTGTCCGCTACCGGCGAGTCGTCAGTGGCCGGCGGTCCGAAGGGCATGGGCCGGCCGGCTCGGCCGGAAGGCGCCACCAGCACGGCGCTGGAGCTGATGCTGGCCGCGATCCCGGAAGACTCCGACCGGGTGCGGGCGGCTGCCGTGCGTGACCACCTGGCCGCCGCCGACCCGCAGCGGTGGGGCCGCCAGGAGAGCGAGAGCGAGGCTGCGTGGGTGAGCCGGGTCGGCAAGAGCATCGCCGCGGAGACCGGGCTCGAAGCACAGCCGGGGGTCCGCTTCGGTGACGACGCCAAGGCCAAGGGCTACTACCGCCGCGACATCGAGGACGCCATCAACGCAGCCCGGAATACGCCGAAATGACCTGGAGGCATGCCGGGAGGCAGGCGGTAAAACCGCAGGTCACGCCGGGAGGCGCACCAGGAGGCAGGTCGCCGAACCGGGAGGCGGCGCCTCCCGACTCCCGGCCCTTGCCTCCCGGCCTGCCACCCCCCTGACCTGCACCGCCTCCCGTCGCCTCCCGCGCCGCCTCCCGACGCATATCACCACAAACCCCCCTGGAGCTGATCATGACCATGCCGACCCCCTACCGCCCCGCCGAGTACCCGATGGCCGCCCAGCAGGCTCCTGTGGAGGGGCAGATCGTCCCGGCGGCCACCGGCGAGGTCGTGATCGGCCCCGGAGGCCATCCGGTGCGGATCGTCGGCTACCGCGAGTACGGCGGAGTGCTCGCCCCCATCTACCAGGAGGTGGCGGCCGTGCATCCGACTCCACCGAGAGATCTATCGCCGCAGCCGCTGATCGACCCGCGCGCGCAGGTGCTGGCCGCCGGCGGTGCCTGTGCCGCCGGTGTCGGCTGGGGGGCGGGTCAGTTGCTGACCGCAGCGGCGGGGATGGGGGCAGGCACGCTGCTCGCGCTGGCGGTCGTGATCGCCGCGGCCCGGATGCAGGCGCCCGCCCGCCGAGGCTCCGAGTCCGGTGGCCAGCAGAAGGGGCAGCCGCAGCAGGTGTCCAAGGGGCCCGTCTACAACATCACGAACCACACGACCGTCACGAACACGAACCGGTGGGGCGGACGCTCCACCACCAACCTCTGAGGAGATCACCATGTTCAACGTCATCCGTCGCCTGTTCGGCACCGACATCGCCCTCACTGACCGCGCCGACCTGCGCGAGGCCCTCGACTCCCACTCCACTCACCCGGCCAACCTGACCACCTCGCTGGAGAGCGGGCTGGCGTTCCAGCCGGGGCTCGCCGCCGAGCACGCGCGGGCCGCGGACCTGACTGCCTACCTCGGCACCCTCGCCAGCCGGGCGACCGAGCTGGGCGAGGCCGACCTCGCCTACCACCTCGGCACCGCGGAGGACCTGGCGCTCGCCCTCCAGGCGGCCATGCGCGAGGCCGCGCTGGCCACCGTCCCGGCGGCGGTGACGGCGTGACCGCGGTGACGATGTCCGGCCGGGTCACGATCGGCGACCGCACGCTGCGGTGCCCGGGGACGGGCGCCGGGCTGGGGCCATCCCGGCTGCGGCTGGTCGCCACCGGCGGCGGCGTGCGGGCCACCTGCGACAAGCCGCACAAGCAGCCGACGGGCGCAAAAGCCAGCTGCTGGTGGGTCGTCGACGGGCTCACCGCGGCGGACCTGGCGGTGCTCGCCGAGGCCAAGCCCGGCCGGGTCCGGGCGACGCTGTCGTCCGGCGCGGTGCTGGAGGGCAAGGTCGCGGCTACCGACGGTGCGAAGGGCGCCAAGGAGAAGGCCGGGAAGCCCGCGGCCAAGGGGGCGTTCGCCAAGCTCAAGGCCGCGGCGATGCCGAAGTCACCCGGGAAGACGACGGCGCCGACCGCGACGAAGGGCAGCAGCGGTACTGCGGTGGCGGCGTTCGGTGCGCTCGCCGCAGCGGCTACGGCGGTCGGTCAGACCGCTCGGGCCACCGCCGACATCGTCGGGTCCGGGGCCAGCGTCACGCGGGAGTTCACCGGCGTCGTGCGGGACGGCATCCGGGCCGTCGACAACGCCGGGGCGAGGGATCTGGTGCGGCACACGACGCAGCAGGCGCCGGCGCCAACGGGGCAGCGGAAGAAGTGAAGAGGGACCCGCAGGTCGCGGGCCCCTCGGCTCACTTGGGCGCCTTGCCCTCCATCTTGCGGATCTTGCCTCTGGAGATGCCGGTGAGCTGCCGGATGCGCTCCTCGGTCACCTCGACCTGGCGGGCGCGGAGGACGAAGGGCTCGATCTCCTCGTCGATTTCGGCGAGGCGGGCGTTCAGTTTCAGTCGCTCGTCGCCGAGTGGGCGCAGGTCGCTTTCAGCGCGCGCCCTCATCTGAGCTGGGGTCATGTCGGTCATGAGTCCATCGTAGACCGAAGAGGAAACGGGAAACAGGCTCGTACTCGACACAGTGCCTTGTACTCGAAGTACAGAGTCGTCTAACGTGTACATCAGTGGGGCCGGGCGAACCGGCCAACAAACGAAAGGGGAGATCACTATGTGGGGCAGCATCATCGCCGTCGTCGGAACCCTGCTCGGCGCCACCGTGGCCGGCATCATCCAGCACCGCGCCGACCGCACCGCCCGCACCGCCCAGGCCGAGGACGCCCGCCGGGAGCGAGTCGTCACCGCCATCACCGACCTCGCCACGGCGGCCTCGAACCACCGCCGCGCGATGTGGGCACTGCGGGACGCTCAGCTCACCGGGCAGTCCGAGGAGCGGGTGCGGCTGCTGCTGGACGAGTCGCACCGCACCCGGGCGGACATCACCGGACCGGCCGTCCAGGTCCGCCTGCTCTCCCGCACCAAGGACATCCGCGACGCCGCCCACGAGGCCGTCCAGTCCACCTACCGCATGCGCGACGCCGCCGACCTGGATGTCCTGGAATCCCAGCGGGCCGCCGCCCTCCACGTCCACGACCAGTTCGTAGAGATCGCCGCCCGCAGCCTCGAATCCGTCTGACAGCTGCCTCCCCCGGCCGTCTCGCACGGCCGGGGCGCGGGGAGCCGGGCAGCCCGGACCCGACCCACCAGTCACTCACCGGAGGAATCTCATGATGTACGCCATCGTCATCGTCCAGCGCCCCGACGGCACCCAGAGCACCTACCACGGGCCCGGTGCGGCCATCGGCACCGTCTCGGAGCAGGAGGCCCGGGCGTCGGCTGAGACCTACGCGCTCGCCGCCGAGCCCGCCGGGTCCTACGTCGTCAACTCCACCGTCATCGGCGCCTGACCGCCAACTCAATCCGCCAACTCGCAGGAGGAATCACATGGGCAAGAAGATCAACAACAACGCCAGCACCAACGGCGGCACCGTCGTCCAGACCGGCAATGTCTCCGGCGGTGTGCACGTCGACAACTCCACGACGACCAACAACTCCGGCACGGTCATCAACCAGCCGAGCGGCCCGGTCAACACCGGCGACGGCGCCCAGATCGTCACGATCTTCAGCAAGCGCTGAGCCTGCCGACTGCCTCCCCCGCCCGGACCAGTACCGGGCGGGGCAGAGGGGAGCCGGGACAGTCCCAGCCCAGGAAGGACCACATGAGCGAGCAGCAGGACCAGCAGCAGAGCACCACGATCAACAACCAGGTCAGCGGCGACGCGGGCACCGTCATCCAGGCCGGCCACGTCACCGGTGGCCTCACCATCGGCGACATCAGCGCCACCACCAAGGGCGACGAAAAGAAGTAGCTCGCCGCCCCCGAGCGCGCCAACCGGCGCCGCTCCCGCACCGAAGAAGGAGACCGATGCCCAATCCCGGCCAGAGCCAGCAGTCCACCTCGAACACCGTCACGGACAGCAGCGCCGACACCGTCGTGCAAGCCCAGACGATCAACGTCACCGCGCACCGCGGCTTCGCCATCGGCCCCGGGACCGTGATCCACGGCGGCCAGCACATCCACGAATCCGGACGATGACCCACCGGCCCGCCCCGACACCGGGGCGGGCCACCCTGCTTGACCGGTGATCGTCCGGATGTAACATGGTCATGCGCCACAAGTGCGCCCAGCCCCCGCAGCGTCGGGGGTTTTCGCATGTTCGGGGAGGTGCCGTGCAGGCCGCTGACGCCTACCCCGAGGACCTGATGACCCCCGCGCAGATCCAAGCCGAGTGGGGCGTGCCCGGCGGGGTGCTGCGGCAGTGGGCCACCAGGGGGCGGATCATCCGGTATCCCGGCAGGCACCGCGGGCAGGTCACCATGTACGCCCGGCAGCATGTTGAGCCGTTGGCAGAGCGGTACCGGCCGGTGCCTCAGCGGGCGCGGGCGGCGGCGGCGTGAGGAGTTGTACCCTCAACGCCTACCGCAAGCCAAGGGGGCGCTGATGAGCTTCGACATACCTTCCGGCACCGTGTTCGTGATGCTGAAGGGGGACGCGGCCCGGCTCGATGAAGCCATTGCAGCGCTCGCGGAAGCAGGCATCTCCGGCGGCCTGTCCGACCGCGGAGCGGACCTCGTGGAGGCGTACTTCCACGACGGTAGCGATAGGCCTTCGAGCGAGTTCGGCAACCAGTGCACGGCGCGCGCCCAGCAGGCGGTGGCTCACCTGGGCTTCACCTCCCAGGGTTTCGGCACGCAGGTGAACGACGCTTCCACGATCCGTCCCGTCTTCGACCGGCGCACTGGGAAGCATGTCGACAGCGTCCATGACCGTCACCCATTGCTGCCCGTGGCGCAGCAGCTCCTGGACATCTCCGAGCGTCACAACGTCCCTCTGGAGGAGCTGGACGTCAGGGATAACCAGGCGTTCGATATCCCGACGGAGTAGCTGCATCACAGTCCCGTCACACCGCCCACACGAGTCGCGGCGGTGCGGGAGGGTGACGGGATGACACATCGCACCCGCATCATGACCATCACCGCCGCTGCCATCGCCTCGCTCCTGCTCGCCGGATGCGGCGGGGACGACAGCAGCACGACCGACGACGCCCCGGCGGCCCAGGTCCCCGAGTACACCGTGACCAACGAGGAGCGCGGCAAGATCGCGTCCGCCGACCTGGTCATCCCCGACGCCACCATCGAGTCGGCATCGGCCGCCATCGAGGACTACGCCTCGGGCATCGACGGCGCGGACACCGCCACCATCACGGTCGTCCGGGACGACTCGGACGCCGTCTACGTCTGCCGAGGCGAGTGGGTGGCTTCCGAGGAAGCCTCGCAGATGTACACCGGGGGCAGGATCACGGCCGACTCGTGGCCGGCGCTGGACCTCAACTGCCCTGACCCCAAGGGCTGACGTGCACCCCGGGGGGTGGTCATGCCGAGCAGGCCACCCCGCGTGTGCATGAGGTGTAGGGGTACGGTCCCGGCCGGGAGCCCCTGCCCGGAGTGCGCCTCGGAGGTCGCCCGGCAGGCTGATCGCGCTCGTGGCAACAGCCATCAGCGCGGCTACGGCCGACGACATCGAGGCCGCTTCCGCGCTGCCGTCCTGGCGCGCGATCCCGTGTGCCGGTGCGACCAGGCGTGCGTCTCGCGCGGCGTGCTGCTGCACGAGGCTGGCGACTGCGACGAGGTGTCCGGGGTGGCGGACCACTGGCCCCGGACCCGGCGCGAGTTGGTCGCTGATGGCGATGACCCTGACGACCCGGTCAATGGACGTGGGCTGTGCAAGGGCTGCCACGATCGGCACACTGCTCGCTCGTGTCCTGGTGGGTGGCACAGGGGGTAGGGCGTCCGCATCACGAAAACGGACATTGCGGGCGACCGCCCAGGTGGTGAAAAGTTTTTCGCTGGGAGTTTCCCCCTTTTGTGACGGGCCGTGAGGGGGTTGACCGTGGGTAGCCGTGGCCCCCTCAAGATCCCCAAGCATCTGCAGGCCGTTCCGTCTCCCGGGCCGGCTGCTCAGCGGACCGTCGCCGAGCGCGTGTCCCCGTCCGCGCCTCCGCGTCCGCCCGGCTTCCCGGAGCACGACGCCGAGATGGTGGAGCTGTGGGAGGCGATCGTCCCCGAGTTGGACCGGGCCGGGCTGCTGACCCGGGCCGACGGCCCAACCGTCGAGCTGGCGCTGCGGCACTTCCTCGCGGCGCGGAAGGCGGGCGATGCCCTCCAGGACGGCGCGGTGGTCCTTGATGATCCGGCCCACGGCGGCACGGCGAAGAAGAACCCGGCCGGCGCCGAGATGAGGTCGCAGTCTCAGCTGTTCCTGGAGTACGCCAAGCAGTTGGGCATGTCGTTCGCGGCGCGGGCGCGGATGCCCGCGGCGGAGGAGGCGCAGGAGGCGAACCCCTTCGCGTAGGGGGTGATCGCCGTGCCGGTGAAGGTGCCCGGGAAGCGGGTCCTCGACAAGCTCAAGCTGTCGCCGGAGGTGGCCTGGTATCTGCTGGATCGCGGGTACGAGCTGCCGAACTGCCCGCCGCGGTGGAAGACGCCGGAACCGCGCGACGTGCCCGGCGCGATGTTCGACCCGGCGCGGGTGGACCGCGTCGTCGACGCGTTCAGTCGGTTGCGGCATACGCAGGGGAAGTGGGCCGGGAGGCCGATCACGCTGAGGTCGTGGCAGATCGCCTACCTGATCGGCCCGACCTACGGCTGGGTGCGGCCGACGGCGGACGGGCGGACGGCCCGGATCATCCAGACCCAGTACCTGGACATTCCTAGGAAAAATGCTAAGACGACTATCGGCGGTGGGCAGTGCATCTACCTGACCTGCGCCGACGGTGAGCAGGGCGCGCAGGTCTTCGCCCTGGCCACCCGCAAGGACCAGGCGCGCCTTTGCTTCGACCCGGTGCGCCTCCTGGCACTGCACGCTCCGGACCTCAAGGGGCACGTCACCCCGCTCAAGGACAAGATCCTCCACCCCCGCAGCGGCTCCAGCTTCTCGGTGATGTCGTCGGCCGGCGACGCGATGCACGGCACCTCGCCCCACGCGGCGTTCGTGGACGAGGTTCACCTGCACAAGACGCGGGACCTGATCGAGGCGGTGGAGACGGGCACGGGCGCGCGCGAGCAGCCGCTCATCATGTACGCCACGACCGCCGACGCCGGTACCCCGTTCTCGCCCTACGCGGAAATCCGCGAGTACTGCGAGAAGCTGTGCCGCGGCGCGCTGCTGGATCCGACGTTCTACGGCGTCGTGTTCGCCGCGGAGAAGGGCGACGACCCGTTTGACCCGGAGACGTGGATCAAGGCCAACCCGGGCCTGGCGGCTGGCGACAGCCCGACGATGGAGTCGATGGAGAAGGCCGCGGCGAAGGCCCGGCAGAACCCCGTCGAACTAGCGAGCTTCCTGCGGCTGCGGCTCGGCATCCGGACCAAGCAGGAGACGAAGTACATCTCGCTGGAGGAGTGGGACCGGAACGCCGGCATGGTCGACGCCAAGAAGCTGGCCGGGCGCACCTGCTACGGCGGTCTCGACCTCGCCGCGACCAGCGACCTGTCCGCCCTGTGCCTGCTGTTCCCCGACGAAGAAGCCGAGGGCTATCAGGCGCTGTGGAGGCTGTGGACTCCGGAGGGCAACATGCAGCGCCTACGGGATCGGACGGCCGGCGCGGCGGATGTGTGGGCGCGTGAGGGCTGGCTGACGGTCACCCCGGGCGACGTCATGGACTACGGCCACATCCGGGCCGCCGTCGGCCAGGACATGGAGCGCTTCGACCTGCGGGAGATCGCCTATGACCCGTGGAACGCGACGCAGCTGGTGACGGACCTGATGGGCGACGGTGCGCCGCTGGTAGAGATGCGGCAGGGCTACCGATCCATGTCGCCGCCACTGAAGGAACTGGCGCGACTGCTTCGTCAGGGCAGTCCGGAGCGGCCGGTGCTGCGGCACGGCGGGAACCCGGCAATGCGCTGGCAGATCGACAACCTCGCCGTGGCCACGGACCCGTCGGAAAACGTCAAGCCGGACAAACGCACGTCAGCCGACAAGATCGACGGCGTCGTGGCCCTCATCATGGCGCTCGACCGGGCACGGAACGCCGCCCCGGCTGCAGGCCCTTCCGCCTACGAGGAACGAGGACTGGAGGTCGTGTGATCGTCGTCCTAAGCCTCGCTCTGGGGCTGCTGCTGGCCACCGCCCTGGCTGCCGCTGGGCTGCTGGTAGTGGAGGCGCGGGTGGCTGTGCGCCGCCGCGTCATCGTGAACCTCGTCGACGGTTCGGCGGTGGACGGGGTGCTGCTGCGGCGGTACCGCACGCTGCTGGTGCTCGCCGATGCGACGCTGCTGTCGCCGGATGCGACGCCGACGCGGATGGATGGCGAGCTGGTCGTGGAGCGGTCCCGGGTGCTGTACGTGCAGGCTGTGAGGTGATCGCGTGCCGTGGGCAGTGAGCGCCGGCCAGCTGGCCAGGGTCGACGAGCGGCCCCGCCCGATTCCCCCGCCGCAGGTACAACTGGCGGAGGGCGTGTCGGTCTCGTACTCGGCGATCTACCGCTCGCAGCCGCACGTCCGCACCGTGGTCGACTTCCTCGGCAGGAACATCGCCCAACTGGGGCTGCACGTCTACCGCAGGGTGTCCGACACGGACCGCGAGCGCCTGACGGACCATCCGCTCGCCCGGCTGCTGGGGCGGCCGAACCCCATGACAACCCGGTACCGGCTGATTAACGCCTTGGTGCAGGATATCGCGACCTACGACATGGCGGTGTGGGCGCGCATCCGGCCGCAGGACGCCGACAACGACATCGGCGGGCTGGTGCGGCTGCCGCCGTCCCGGGTCCGGCCGGTGGACGGCACCTGGCTGGAGCCCGGCGGATTCGAGGTCACAGGCTCGTCGGGGAAGTACGTCATCCCTCGGGACAAGGCGGTGTACTTCCGCGGCTACAACCCGGACTCCGACCGTGAGGGCCTGTCACCGATGGAGACGCTGCGCGGGATTCTCGCCGAGGGCTACCAGAGCGAGCGGTACCGCGAGCAGTTGTGGCGCAACGGCGCCCGGATGGCGGGCTGGATCTCCCGGCCCGCGGAGGCCCGGGACTGGTCGGACAAGGCCCGCGAGCGGTTCCGCACGGACTGGCGCGGCCTGTACACCGGTGAGGGCCCGGCCGCCGGCGGCACGCCCGTCCTGGAGGACGGGATGGAGTGGCACGAGGGTGGCATGACGCCGGAGCAGGCGCAGTACCTGGAGACGCGGAAGCTCACCCGGGAGGAAGTTGCCTCGGCATATCACATCCCGCTGCCGATGGTGGGGATCCTCGACCACGCCACCTACTCCAACATCCGCGAGCAGCACCGGCAGCTGTACCAGGACACCCTGGGGCCGTGGCTGACGTGGCTCTCGGAGGAGCTGGAGCTCCAGCTGCTGCCGGACCTGCCTGACAGCGAGGGCGTGTACGTCGAGTTCAACATCGCCGCGAAGATGGCCGGTTCATTCGAGGAGCAGGCCGCCGCCGCCAGCACCGCCACGGGCGGGCCGTGGATGACCCGCAACGAGCAGCGCGCCAGGGCCAACCTGCCGTGGATCGAGGGCGGGGACGAGCTGATCACTCCGCTGAACGTGACAGCCGGCGGGCAGGCATCGCCGCGGGACTCCGCGCCGCCCCCGAGTCCGTCCACCTCTTCCCGCGCCGCGGTGCCGGTGAAGGCGCGCGCGGACGGGTTCGAGGGCCGGTATGAGGCCGCGCTGCGATCGCACTTCGAGCGGCAGGAGCGATCGGTGATGTCCCGGCTGGGCGCCGTGAAGCGTCGCAAGGCCGAGCAGCAGATCGCCGTCACCGACGTGTTCGACCGGGAGCGGTGGGCGTCCGAGCTGGCTGCCGACCTCTACCGGCTCGGACTGGCCGCATCTTCTGCTGCCGCGCTGGCGGCCCTGGAGGCGTTGGATGCGGGCCCCGAGTCGTACTCGGAGGAGGCGACGCTGGCGTGGCTGGCCGCGCACGCCGAGGCTGTCGCCGAGTCGGTGACCGCGGCGACGGAGGAGCAGGTCGCCGCCGCGCTGGACGCGCCGGAGGACGACGTTCAGGCCGCCATGGAGTCCGTGTTCGCCGTGGCGATCGGGCAGCGCGTCACCTCTCTCGCCCTGTCCGAGGTCACCGCGATGAGCGGCTTCGGCACAACGGAGGCCGCCCGCAGCACCGGCCGTTCCGCGGTCAAGACCTGGCGCGTCCGGTCCACGAACCCGCGCTCCTCCCACAGGCGCCTGGACGGCGAGACCGTGCCGCTCGACAACAAGTTCAGCAACGGCGCGCGCTGGCCCGCCGACTCCGTGCTGGACGCGGACGAACGGGCGGGCTGCAAGTGCGCCGTCGACGTGTCCTTCGACATCTGACCTGCGCCCGCTGGGGCCGAACCTGCCCGATGGGGCGAGGAGGATCATGCGCATCAAGTCCTGCCCTGTGCAGGTGAAAGCCGCCGGAGAGAACGAGGGAACCGAGGACGGCGTCTTCGAGGCCATCGTCGCCGCCTACAACACCGACTCCGTCGGCGACCGCATCACCCCCGGGGCGTTCGCCGAGACCCTCGCCGAATGGAAGGGCCGCGGCGACCCGATCCCGGTGTTGTGGTCCCACATGTCCCACGATCCGGACTACCACGTCGGCGAAGTGTTGGAGGCAGAGGAGCGGCCCGAGGGCCTGTGGGTGCGAGCCCGTATCGACCTCGACGCCCCCAAGGCCGCTCAGGTCTACCGCCTGCTCAAGGGCCGCCGGGTTACCCAGTTCAGCTTCGCCTACGACATCACCGAGGGGTCGTGGGTGGACCAGAAGGACGGCGAGTCCTACTACGAGCTGCGGCGCCTCAAGCTCTACGAGGTCGGCCCGACCCTGATCGGCGCGAATCAGTCCACCGCGCTGCTGGACGTGAAGTCCGGCGACCGGCCCCTGCGTGTCGCCGTCGAGGGCGCTACGCCGGCGGATGCCGACGCCATCCGCGCCGCCGTGGAAGCAGCGCTCGGCGCGAAGGCCGGCCGCGCGCTGAGCGCGAAGAACGAGACCTCCCTGAAGTCCGCACGCGACGCGCTGCGGAAGGCCGCCGACGACATCGACGAGGTGCTGTCCGCGGTCGCCACCGAACCCGACAGCGACGACGAGAAGGCCACGCCCGCCCCGCCGCCCGCCTCCGAGGAGCCCTCCGGGGCCAAGGAACGCCAGCCGGCCCGGTCGGATCCCGCCTCGACCCGTCTGCGCACCGACCTCGCCCTGCTGGGTGCCGAGGTCTCCCTGCTCACGGAATGAGGAGAGATGACGACCAAGACCGATGACCTGATCGCCCAGATCAAGGCCGCCCTCCAGGCCGCCCGCGACATCGCGGCGAAGGCCGAGACGGACGGCGACCGGGACTTCACCGACGCCGAGCGCGCCGAGATCCAGGCCAAGATGACCGAGGCGTCCGACCTCAAGGGCCGCCTCGAGGGGGCCCGCGCGGACGCCAAGATGCGCGACGCGATCGCCGACCTCGGCGACGGCATCGGCATCGTCGAGAAGAACGAGAAGGCCGCCCGGCGCACTCCTTCCGGCCTGATCGTCCCCGACGGGAAGTCCCTCGGCCGGCACTTCACCACCAGCCAGGAGTACAAGGACCTCCTCGCCAGCGCCCCCAACGGGGTCTTCGGCAAGGACCACCGCGTACAGTCCCGGCCGGTCGGGTTCGAGCGGCTGATCGGCAGCGGCGGCCAGAAGGCCCTCGTCACCGGCGGATCCGACACCTCCGCCGGCGCGTTCGTCCGCGACGACTGGCGCGGCCTCCAGCAGGGCCTCGACCTGTTCCAGCGCCCCCTGGTGCTGCGCGACCTCGTCACCTCCGGCACGACCACGTCCGACACCGTCGAGTACGTGCGGATGACTGGCGTCACCAACACCGCCGCGCCCGTGCCCGAGGCCACCGCCACGACCGGCACCTCCGGCATCAAGCCCGAGTCCGGGCTCACCGCGGCGCGGGTGACGACCCCGGTACGGACCATCGCGCACTGGATCCCCGTCACCAAGCGGGCCCTGTCCGACGCCGCCCAGATCCGCACCCTCATCGACGCCTTCCTCCAGTACGGCCTGGAGGAGGAACTCGAAGACCAGATGATCGCCGGGGACGGCACCGGCGAGAACTTCGAAGGCCTCGCCAACGTCTCCGGCATCCAGTCGCAGGCGTGGGACACGGACCTGCTGACCACCACCCGCAAGGCGCTGACGCTGGTCCACACCGTGGGGCGGTCCGTGCCCACCGGGTACGTCCTCAACCCGGTGGACGTGGAGCGCCTGGACCTGCTCCAGGACAACGAGGGCCGCTACTACTTCGGCGGCCCTTCCGGCTCGGGGATGGGCTTCGGCGGCACCGCGCCGCTGTGGCGACTGCCGGTCATCCAGTCCGAGGGCGTCCCGGCCGGCACCGGCTACGTCGGCGACTGGCGCAAGGCGGTGCTGTGGGACCGCGAGCAGGCGTCCATCACCGTCAGCGACTCGCACGCGGACTTCTTCGTCCGCAACATGGTCGCGATCCTCGCCGAGATGCGCGCCGCGTTCGGCGTGCTCCAGCCCAGCGCGTTCGTCGAGATCGACCTGGAGGAAGCGTGACGTACCTCAATCCCGACAGGGGAGCCCTGCGCGAGGCCGGCCTGTCCGAGGTGACCGGCGGAGGAGGGGGCATCCCCGACGGCTCCGTCGGCACCGACCAACTGGCGGACGGCGCGGTCACCGCGGCGAAGCTCGCCTCCGGTGCCGTCCCCTCAGGCGCGGCGGCGGGCACCCCGTCGCTGCGGGCGCTGGGAACCGCCGCCACCCAGGCCGCCGCCGGCAACCACACCCACGCCGGGCTGCTGACCGGCTCCGCCTCTGCCGTGGCCGACGCCACCGATGAGGCGTCCGCCGTCACCCAGCTCAACGCGCTCCTGGCCGTGCTGCGGACGCGGGGCGTGATCTCGACATGACGGCCGCGAACCGGTGCCCGGTGTGCAGCGCGGAGTGCTTCTCCTGCGGCACGCCGGGCACCGGCCCGGGCATCACGATCCGCCCAGCGGCGGCCGGGCCGGTCGCCCTGTACGAGGTGCAGCGCGACGGCCGGGCCCTCCGGATGAAGCTGAACGCCGCCGACGCTGCCCGCCTCGGCGGCGTCCTGGTCGGCGCCCCGCCTGAGGAGCCGAAGGCCAAGGCCCGCCCGGCGGCCAACAAGGCGCGGCGGGCGTCGAACAAGAACCCGCGGACGAAGCGCAGCTGAGGGGAGACCGCCATGCCCACGATGGACGAACTCCGCGAGCGGCTGCGGCGCCGTCCGGGCATGGCCGGCCTGACCGACGCCGAGGCGGACGACCTGCTGGACGAGGCGTCCGACATGGTGCGGGACTACTGCGGCTGGCACATCTGGCCGCGGCAGGAGATGACCGCCACTGCCGACTCGATCGGCGGCGGCGTCATCCCCCTGCCGACGCTGATGCTGCACGCGGTCACCGCCGTGGAGACCCGGCCGTGGGCCGACCACGCGCCGGACGCCTGGCAGCCGGTAGCAGGCGGCGGGTGGGACTGGTCGGAGAACGGCCACCTCATCCGCCGCGGCTGCTGGCCGGCCGGACCACGGCGCGTGCGCGCGTTCATCGACTCCGGATACGAGGATCCGCCCGGCGCGATCGGCTCCGTGCTCCTCGGCCTGGCGGTCCGCACCTACCGGATGCCGGCCGGAGTGAGCAGCGAGCAGGCCGGCGGGGAGTCCCTGTCCTACTCCACCGCCCGGGACCCGATGGAGTCCGGGCCCGGTGGCACCCTCTCCAGCCCGGAGCGGGCGATCCTCGACCGCTACCGGCTGGCCAACCGGCCCTGAGCAGCGGGGAGGTCACCGTGTCGTTCAGCTGGCACCGCGACACCCTCACCGTCGTCCGCGCCCCGACCGTCACTGACCCCTACGGCAACCCTCGCCGCGACTGGTCGGCGGCCGTCCGCACACCGCTGCCGGGCTGCCGCGTGCAGCCCGTGCAGGGCTCCCGCGTCAACGCCGCCGACACGATCCCGCGCGAAGGCCTCGACCGGCGGCGCCGCGTCTTCGCCCCGATCGGAGCGGACATCGAGTCCACCGACCGCATCGAGTGGGCCGGCGAGACATGGGTCATCGAGGGCGACGTCGACCGGTGGCGCGGCCCCACCGGAGCGGTCGCCCACACCGAACTGATCCTGAGCAGGATGGAGGGCTGACCCATGGCACGAGCCACCGTGCGCATCGAGATCGACTACGCGGGCATCGGGCGCCTCGCCAAGGGCGACGAACTGCGCGCGGAGCTGCAACGCCGGGCTGGACGGGTAGCCGCCGCCGCGAAGGCCGCCGCTCCCGAGATGAAGACCGGGCAGATCGAGGTCACGGCCGAGACCCGCACCGGACGGGACCGCGTCCGCGGCGTCGTCACCGCCCGCCACCCCGGAGTCGTCTACGCCGAGGCGAAGCACCGGTTCCTTGGGCGGTCGCTGGACGCGGCCGGCTGATGGCCGGACCCGCCACCCAGTTCGCCGACGCGACGCTGCTGGCCACCAAGTACCTGCGCCCGCTGATGGGCGGCGTCCACGTCGGCTCCGTCGTGCCCCGGCCCCGGCTGCCGGAGATGGTGCTGCTGCGCCGCATCGGTGGTCCCCGCCGCAACGGACTCGTGGACGACGCCCGCATCGACGTGCAGGTGTGGGCCGACAGCGACCACCGGGCCGAGGAGATCGCCTCCGCTGCCCGCTACCACTTGGCGCGGATCTGCGAGGCCCGCCGCGAGATTCGCCAGTTCGACGAGGAGATCGGCCCGACCCTCATCCCCGATGCACCCAGCGACGTGCCCAGGGTGCTGATGACCGTAGTGCTGTCGGTCCGCGGCGCGGTCCCGACCAGTTGACAAGGAGAGCGCCGTGAAGAACACCGAGAACGCGAGGGCCTACTACGGGTTCGACTCCGGGCTGTGGGTGACCCGACCGGGGACGCCGATCCCTGCGTACCCGCTGCCTCCGATCTACGACGAAGGTGGGGCGTTCCAGCCGCCCGGCGAGGAATATTTCGAGGTCGGCTGGCTATCCGAGGACGGCCCGACCCAGGGCCGCAACCGCACGGTCGAAAGATTCAGGGCCTGGCAGGGAAACACCATCGTGCGGACCGCCGTCACGGAGGACGACCACACCGTGCAGGTGCAGTGCTTGGAGGACAACTGGGTCGTCAACGAACTTCGGTACCCCGACTCGGTCTCCACCACGACGGACGGCATCACCGAAACGATCGTCGGCCCACAGTCTGGGGAGGACGTCCGCTCTGGCGTGCTCGACCTCGTAGACGGCGGCACCTGGAAGCGCCTCTTCATCCCCCGCCTTGTCGTGGACGAGATGGGCGATGTCGCCCACAGCGCGGGCGAGCTGACGTTCTACGACATGACCCTCCTGATGAAGAGCCACATCATGACGGTCTCCGGCGTCGAGCGCGCCGTCGCGTTCATCGAGAACACCAACGCGGCGGGCCGGGCGATTCCAGTGACGCCGCCCCCGGTTGAGCCGGAGGACTGACTCCCCACGAGCAGGGGCGGCCTCGCCATGCGCGGTCCGGGGCCGCCCCGCAGCACACCCACGACCGCGCGCAAGGGAGAGACCGCGCATGAGCAAGACGACCTATGACCTCGCCGACCTGCGGCAGCGCGCCGCACAACGCAAGGGCGGCGACAAGCTCACCATCACCATCGACGGCAAGCCCTACTCCATCCCGATGCCGGGATTCTGGCCGGACAACGTCAAGGAGCTGGCCCTCAAGTCTCGCGAGGACGGTGACGTACCGTTCGTGCGCCAGCTGATGGGCCCCAAGCAGTGGGAGGCGTTCGCCGCAGCGGGCGGACGCTCCGACGACATCATGCTCCTCATCAACGAGTACAAGGCCGCGCAGGGGTCTGACCTGGGGGAATCCTCGCCCTCGTAGACCTGCTGCGCGACTACTACGGGGAGATCGAGTACGACCTCCTGCGCATCGGCGTCGACATCGGCGACGTCGGCACCGACCGGCTGACCTGGGGCCGCCTGTGGCGCATCATCCAGGCCCAGCCGCCCACCTCCGCCTCCGCCTACGCCTGGGCAAAGGCGCGGGAGAAGGGCGTGTACCCGGTCGATATCGAGCTGGCGGCCGGGAAGTTCGACGCGCTCGCCGTCGCCAACTGGCAGCGCTCGAAGAAGGCCAGCCAGCCCGGATCCGCGCCGAAGCCTCTGCCTCGTCCGAGCAAGGTCGAGGCGCTCCGCGGCGACGCCCGCGACCAGTTGATCGAGCGCGGACGAGCGCTCCTGCGTAGACAGCGGGAGCGGCCCAAGCCCCGCCCCTGACCATGAGAGGGGGCGGGGCTTCGTGGCATCTGGGACGCAGGTTGGCACGGCGTGGGTGCAGGTCACGCCGAGCTTCCGGGGCTTCGGGTCGTCGCTGACCTCGTCCCTGACCGGTGATCTGACCCGGGCCGGGACGCGCGCTGGAGGCGACGCGGGTGACGCGGCCGGCCGCCGGTTCGGCGACTCGTTCGCTGATGCTGCTGGCTCGGCGGCGGATCGGCTGACCGGCATCGGCACGGTGGCCGGCGTCGCCACCGCCGGGGCCTTCGGCGTCGGTCTGGCGTCGGCGATGGACGCCGGTTCGGCGACGGCCCGGCTGACCGCCCAGCTGCGGCTGACGGAGGAGGAGTCCGCCCGCGTCGGCGCCGTCGCCGGTGAGGTGTTCAGCGACGGGTTCGGTGGGAGCCTGGGCGAGGTCAATGACGGCGTCGGGGCCGTGATCAGCTCCGTCGCCGACCTCGGCTCCGTTTCCGATGCCGAGCTGGCGCACATGACCACGCAGGCCCTGGGCCTTGCCGAGGTCTACCAGTGGGACGTCTCCGACGCCGCTGCCGCAGCCGGAAACCTCATCAAGAACGGCCTGGCGCCCGACGCCGAGGCCGCGTTCGATTCCATGGCGCAGGCCGCCGCCACCTTCCCCGCCTCGATGCGGGCCGACATCCCCAACGTCGTCACCGAGTACGGCACGCACCTCGCGCGCATCGGGCTCGACGCGCAGACGTCCTTCGGGCTGATGTCGCAGTACGTGCAGGCCGGTGGCCGGGACATCGACCAGGCCGCCGACGTGCTGCACGAGTTCGGGCGCATCGCCTTCGAGGAGGGCGACCGCGCAGCCGACGCGTTCGAGGCGATCGGTCTCGACGCCGACGCCATGCTGGCGGCCATCCACGAAGGCGGCCCCAGCGCCACGGAGGCCCTCACACAGACGCTCGACGCGCTGCGCAACATGGAGGACCCAGCCGAGCAAAGCGCGCAGGCCGTGGAGTTGTTCGGCGACATGGCAGGCGAGAGCACCGATGCCCTGTGGGCGATGGACCCGGCGACCGCCGCAGCCGTCACCGGCATGGACGACGCCGCAGGAGCAGCAGGGGAGCTGACGGATGCCCTCGCCGACGACCCGGCGCGCGTTTTCCAGTCCAGCGTCCGCGGCCTCACGACCTCCCTCGCCTCCGGGCTTGGACCGATCCTCCAGTCCGTCGCCGGGTGGGCTGCCGACAACGAGGGTGCTGTCACGGCACTCGCGGTGGGCATCGGTGCCGCCGCCGTGGCGGTCGCCAGCATCACCGCAGCCCTGCGCATCTACCAGGGCATCATGGCCGCGATCCGGATCGCCACGGTGATCTGGACCGGTGTGCAATGGGCGCTGAACGTCGCCATGTACGCGAACCCGTTCGGCCTCGTCGTCTTGGCCGTGCTGGCGCTGATCGCGGCCATCGCGGCCGTCATCATCTACTGGGACGAGATCGTCGCCGTCGTCTCCGCCGCGTGGGACGCCATCGTCGACGGCACGCAGGCCGCGTGGGACTGGCTGGTCGGCATCGTCGAGGACGCCTGGAACTGGCTGGTCGACCTGTTCCAGTCCGTACACCCGGTGGGGATCATTACCTCGCACTGGGAGACCATCAGACGCGCCACCGGCGAGGTGTGGGACTCCGTCAAGCAGCGGATCTCGGATGTATGGGAGTCCATCACCAGCGGCGTCCGGACCTCGGTGGACACCGTCCGCACCACCGTCAGCGGCGCCTGGGACCGGGTCCGCGACACCACCTCCCGCGCCTGGGAGTCCGTCCGCTCCAGCGTCGTCAACGGCGTCCTCAACGCGTGGCGTGCGGTCAGTGGCGTGTGGACCTGGTTCAAATCGATCGGCACCGCGATCGTAGGCGGCATCATCTCCGGCATCACCTCGGCCGCGAGCAACCTGTACAACTCGCTCAAGAACCTGGCCTCGAACGCACTGAGTTCGGCGAAGTCCTTCCTCGGCATCGGCTCGCCGTCGCGACTCTTCGCGCACGAGGTCGGCCAGTGGATCCCCGCTGGTGTCGAGCTGGGCATCGACGATGGTCAGGGCGAGCTGGACAGCCGGATCGAGCACATGGTGCGCGTGCCGGACCCGCCGACCGTCCGCGCCGCCGTGGCCACCGGCATCGCCGCCCAGGCCGGGCCGACCGTGCAGATCATCCCCGACGGCACCGCCGCGGGCCGAGCCCTGGTGGAGATCCTTCAGCACGCCGTGCGGACCCAGCTCGGCGGCGACGTCAACCGCCTCTCCGATAAGAAGCGATGAGAGGAGTGGCCGTGGCCTACCCCGACCGGCCCATGCACCTGCCGATCCGTCTGGAGATGGCGTTCGGCGCGGACCCCGCGGGCGACCCGGCGGGCTGGACGTGGACGGACGTGTCGTCCGATGTCGTGCCGCAGGCCATCTCCATCAGCCGCGGCCGGTCCTCGGAGAGCAGCACCGCGTCGCCGGCGAGCGCCAGCCTCATGCTCGACAACTCTCACGGCCACTACACCCCTGGCCACCCCCTGTCGCCGCACTACCCGAACATCCGGCAGGGCACGCCCGCGCGGCTGTGGGTGCAGGCCGGGGAACGGCACCTGCTGGTGCCGGACGCCCCCGGGGCCAGGGCGACGTCCGCGCCGCTGGACACCCCGACAGACCTGGACGTCCGGATCGAGCTAGCGCTAGACCGGATGCCCGCCCAGGTCGCCGCCACCGCGCCCCCTGGCCTGACCCCGTGGACTCACGAGTGGCAGCAGATCGCCGCTCAGTACCGCGCCACCACCGATGACCGGTGCTGGCTGCTGCTGCTGAACGCCAGCGGGGGCCTGTCGCTGCGCTGGTCCGCCACCGGCTCTACCGCCATGCAGACCGCACAGATCATCGTCAGCCCTCCCTACCAGTCTGGTCAGCGGTGGGCGCTACGCGTCACGCTCGACACAGACAACGGATCGGGCGGCTGGACGATGCGCGGCTACCACGCGCCCACTATCGAAGGGCCTTGGACGGTCCTTGGTGAGGTCACCGGCGACGGCGTCACATCACTGCATGCCTCTCACTTACCGGTCGAGCTGGCCAACGCCGAGGCCCTGCTCTTCCCGCGCGGTGCTGGTCGGTACTACCAAGCGCAACTGCGCAGCAGCATCGACGGGCCGATCCTGACGGACGTCGCTTTCGCAGCGGCGACCCCGGGGGACACTGAAGTGGCTGACCCCTACGGCGTTATCTGGCAGATCCAGAGCGGCTCTGAGATTACGGACTGGCGGCGACGCCTCGTCGGCCAGATCGACGAATGGGCACCGAACTGGCCCTACGGAGATCTCTCCGACGGCGACTACCCAGGTGAGGCGCGGGTCAGCATCACCGTCTCCGGGATTCTGCGACGCTTGGGAACCGGTGCCCCGCCGTTGCAGAGCACCCTGCGGCGCCTCATCCCCACCAGCCCTCCGCTGGTCGCCTATTGGCCGATGGAGGACGGCAGGGACACGCAGGCCGCTGGAAGCGGCCTGCCCGACGGCCCGAGCGCACCAACCAGCGGCCTGGACTGGGCAACCAGCACCGACCTCGTCTCCTCCGCCCCGCTGCCGCAGGTGGGGCGAGACGGCGGCGCGATGCGCGTGCTGCTGCCCACGCCACCCGCGGGGATGGAGACCACGGGCTGGCGCGTGGAGATGGTGTATCACCTGACGCAGCTACCAGGAACCACGCCGGGACTGTCGGAAATGCTGGACCTGGAGACGTCCGGCGGCGGGATCGGACGGCTCACGGGGCTGCTCGGGCCGGGCGCCCCCGGCGCCGGTGAGGCCCGGATCAACGCCTTCTCAGACGAAGGCAGCCTGGTCGCGGAGGGCTGGTGGCGAGATGCGGACGCCATCGCCGCAGCCATCTCCGGGTGGTGCCGCATCCGGCTGACCTGCCTCCCAGTGACCGGCGGCTACCAGTACCGGCTGTGGTGGACACCCATCGGGCGGAACGAGAGCTGGTGGACCCACATCGCGGCACCCCTGCCGTACACCGTCCCGACGCGCATCAATACCCGCTGGCCGGCGACCCTCGCCGGAATGCCCATCGGCCACATCACCTACACCGCGAACTGGCAGACCAGCCCCTACGGTGACGGGACCGGCGCGGCAGACGATGGCTACAGGGGCGAGCGGGCTCTGGACAGGATGCGGCGGCTGTCTCGCGAGGAGCGGCTGCCCATGAGTGTCATGGGCGTGGCGGCCGAGTCCCCGCGCATGGGCCCGCAGCGCATCGACACCCTGCTCGGCCTGCTCCAGGAGTGCGCCGACGCCGACGGTGGCATCCTGGTCGAACGCCGGGAGGTGACGGGGCTCCAGTACCGGCCGCGCTACCTGATGTACAGCCAGCCTCCTGGCGTCGACCTTTCGGCCCGTGGCAACGAGATCGCCGAGCCGTTCTCCCCGATCCTCGACGACCAGCTCGTCCGCAACGACATCACCGTCAGCAGAGTTGACGGCTCCTCCGCGCGGGTTTCCGATCTCGACAGCATCCGCGAGCGGGGCCTGTACGACGACAGCACCACACTCAACGTCTTCAGCGACGACCAGCTCCCGGACCTGGCCGGCTGGCGGCTGCACTTGGGCACGTGGCCCGGCATGCGCTACCCGGCCGTCACCACCGCTCTCGACATCGCCCCGCACACGGCCGAGCTGTGGATGGACCGAGCCGAGGGTGACCGTCTTCAGGTCACCGACCTGCCGCCCCAGCACCCGCCGGGGCCCGTCGATCTCATGGTGGAGGGCACAACCGAGACCATCAGCCCCACCCGATGGTCGATCGAGGCCACCGCCTCGCCAGCCGGGCCGTGGACGGTCGGCGAGGTCGCCCCGTCTGCGCCCGGCGAGGAGACGGGGCCGATCCACGTGGACACGGACGGCTCCGAACTCGCCGCGCCCATCGGCGAGGACGACACGGAGTTGTCCGTGGTCGCGACCGTCGGCGAACCGTGGAGCACGGATCCGGCGGATACGCCGTGGGACATCGCCGTCGGCGGCGAACGCATGACGGTTACGGCCGTGGGCGAGCCCGGCGGCGCGACGTGGGACGCGACCGGCGCTCGCCATGAGGGGCAGACGAGCACGGCGATCGTCGCGCCGTCCGTCGCCGGGCCTGCTGCTGTGCTGCTGTGCTGCTGGCAGGGCTTCGGCCAGGCGGCCGGCGCCTACACCCTGCCCGCTGGCATGACCGCGGCGCCGCAGGCGACCGGCACCTACACCCGCAACGCCGCCGCCTGGCAGACCATCGGCCCCGGCCCCTCCGGCACCCGCACGGCGGTCATCACCGGAGAGCCGGACGCCTGGTCCGCGCTCAGCATCCGCGCCGCCGGCGCGACCGTCGCGGGCACCTGGTCGGCGCTCGGGTCATCTGCGGACGCCACGCTCACCACCGCGCCGACCTCCGTCGGCCAGTGGCTGCTCGCGGTGGTCGGGTGGGACTGGGACCCGTTCGACGCAATGCTCCCCCCGTCCGGAGACGGATGGCAGCAGCTCGCCGTGTCCGGGCCTCCCGGCAACACCACCAGCCGGCTGATGTCCTGGGTCCGCCCGGTCGCGACCGCAGGCCCGCAGACCGTCACCGGGTACAGCGCCTCCAGCATCACGGACACCCACCTACGGGTCTGGCTCCTGGACGGCATCCCCCCGGGCAACGCGCAGCCGTTCACGGTGGTCCGCGCCGTGAACGGCGTCCGCAAACCTCACCCCGCAGGCGCCGACGTGCGCCTCGCCGACCCCATGACCGTCGCACTCTGAGAGGAGGGCCCCGATGCCCTTTCCCTGGCGCCCCGGGATGCGCGTCACCGCCGACCGCCTCAACGCCGGCAACACCTACGTCGTGCAGCAGGAAGCGGATCTGTCGTTCTCCAGCCGCACCACCCCGCTGGCCACCGACATCCGCGTCCCCCTCATCGCGGGCGCCGTGTATCAGTACTGGCTGCTGATCTCGTACTCGGCAGCATCCGGCGCGGACACCTCGATCAACGCGCAATGGTCCGTGCCTACCGGCACGGAGATGCTGCGCTTCACCACGAGCTACCAGGCCATCGCATCGGGCGGAACGAACCTGAACAACGGCCAGTACATCATCATGCGCAGGCCCGCCAATGGCACGAACCAGGTAATCGGTGGCACTCAGATCACCAACTATCACAGCGCCCGTGATGAGGGCCTGATCACTGTCGGCGGAGCGGGAGGCACCGCGATCTGGCAGGTACTCCAGGGCGGCGCCGGCTCCAGCACCGCATCCATCATCCGCGGCGGACCGACCGCGACCCGGATCGTCTACCGCCGCATCGGCTGACAGGAGCACGCACATGGCGTTCCCCGAGCACACCGACCGCGTCGTCTACTCACTCCAGGCTGGGGGGAGTCAGGAGGTCGAGTGGTCCATGGCCAGTGCCCCCGACAGCTACGCCCAGGGCACGCCCGGGCTCATCGAGGAGATGTACCAGGCAGCTGCCGAGGCTGCCCTGGAGGTTCTACGTGCGGCGCGGCCGGGCCAGCCCGTCCGGGCCAGCCGCCAGTTCACCGGCGAGTACAAGACGGTCGGCCCGGAGTGGCCGCCTCCGCCGCCGGAGGAGCCGGGCGAGAGCGGCCCGCCGCCCGTGCGCCCGACGGAAGGGCAGGACTGATGCAGCTCATCACCCGCACCGCCTGGGGCGCCCCGGCCACCTCCCCGGCGGCGTCCCTGCCGTCCGCCCGCGGTGTCGCCGTCCACTACCTGGGGACGCGCTACGACTCCCGCCCGCACTCCGCGTGCGCCGCGATGGTCCGCTCCATCCGCAGCAGCCACCTCGCCGACAAGACGCAGGGCTGGAGCGACATCGCCTACAACTTCCTCGTCTGCGAGCACGGCGCGGTCTTCGAGGGCCGCGGGATCGGCCGGCGTTCCGGGGCGAACGGCGGGACCGCGCAGAACACTTCGCACTACGCGGTCTGCGCCCTGCACGGCACCACCGGCCAGCCCAGCCCGGACCTCCTGCGCGGCCTGGCCGAGGCGGTCGCCCACCTCCAGCAGCACGGCGCCGGCCGGGAGGTCGTGTGCCACGGCGACCTGACCGCCACCGCCTGCCCCGGCGGCCCGCTCACCTCCTGGGTGCGCGCCGGGCATCCACTGCCGCCCATAAGCACCCCACCGACCGCCCCGACGCCCGAGGAGGACGCCGTGCCGCACCGTGCCCTGCTGGAGACCTCCGGCTATACCCGGACCGTGGAGCCCAACACCTGGACCACGCTGAACTTCAACCGCCTGTACGACGGCAGTAAGTGGGTGAACAAGGACCCCGAGCCGTCCATCCTGCTCGGGCCCGCCTACTACACCGTCTCGCTGGCGGTGCGCGTGGTTGGCCTGGAGCGCGGCCAGGAGGTGCAGCTGCGGCTGGCCAGGTATCGGCATGACGGCACCCGGTACGTCCGCGCCTCCGCCATGCCGATCTCCTCGCCCGTCCACGACGGCGGCAAGGGGCACTTCGTCCACACCTGGACCGGCCACGTCCCCGCCGCCGACCGAGGCCGACTCCGCGCCGAGATCCTCGTCCCCCAGGGGCCCGGCGTCACCGTCGACTACGCGCGCGCCGAGGGCCTGTACTGGCCCGCCTGACCCATGACGTGCGTAACGCACGTCTAGCCCTCTGACCTGCACCAACACGAGAACGGACCACCATCATGACCACACCCGCCTTCTGGCGCGCGACGATCGAGCGCGCCGTGCGCACCTTCGCGCAGACCCTCATCGCCGTGCTCGGACTCGACGCGACCGGCCTCACCGACGTGGACTGGGGCCCGGGCCTCGCCCTCGCCGGGTCCGCCGCCCTGCTTGCCGTGCTCACCGCGATAGCCAGCGCCGGCGTCGGTCCGGAGGGGCCCGGATTCACCGAGACGCCCGATCTCCAGGCCCCCGTGAGCGTCCGCCTGCGACTGGACAAGACGGCGCTGCACGACGAGTTGACCGAGGCGATCGGGCGGGCGCGGGACGAGGCGACGGGCACCGCGCGCCGGGACCTGCCGACCTGGAGAGGCGAGTGACGCCCCCGGAGAGCGGTGCGGTCGCGTTGGAGCTGGAGAGGCTGCGCGGGGTGATGGCCACCGGCATCGCCGAGATCAAGGGCGAGTTGAAGGCCGCGCTTCAACGGACCGACACCGCCGAGGAGGACATCCGGCAGTTGGAGACGCGCGTCGGCGCCCTGGAGCGGCGGGTGTGGACCGCGTCCGGTGCTGCTGCGGCCGTCGGCGGTGCGGCCGGATACCTCGCACAGGCCCTGGGAGGCTGACATGACCACCCCCGACGAACCCGTCCCGGACACCGGCACGGAGCGCCCCGCCGACCCCCCGCCGCCCGGAGGACCGCCCGAGAGTGACAGCGGGTCGGACGGACCCGGCGGCAGCGACGAACCCCCGCCGCCCCCGCACGGCCCCTGGACATGACACAGCCCCCGCCGCCCGAGAGGGTGGCGGGGGCCTTCGGCGTTGGTCAGCGGAGCCAGCCTGAGGTCAGATTCTCCATGGTGACGAGGTAGTGGCGCTGAACCCGCTCGGCCTGACCGACGAGCACCTGGTCCCCCACGAGGTGCCACCGCTTCCAGTAGGCGGCGCCGCCGTGGTTCTCACCCATGCACGAGCAGGAGCAGTCATCGCCCGTAGCCTCCTGGCACCGCTCGTGGCAGCGCTCCGTCGTGGAGAACTCCAGGAAGACGTCCACCTCCTCGAACCGGTCGACGAGCGCGGCGACCAGCGCCTTGAGGTGCGGACGCGCGATCTCCCAGCGGCCCTCGGGCCTGTTCCACTCAGGACGGATGCGTTCGCCGAGCGTCTCCATCAGCCACTTCCGATTGGACCCTCCCTCGAACGGCATCCACGCCCAGAGCCGGGTCTCGTCGTAGCGCCGTCGAACATACGGTCTTGTCATCCAAGCCCCCAAGATCATGAAGTTGGTTCACTATCTCCGGCGTGGGGCGGCGCGGGGGCGAGAACGAGCAATCTTGAGATCCGAGCTGTCCGCTGGCCCTCCATAACCTGACTTCCAGAAGGGCTGACGCCCGGCAACGTGGTAGTGGATAATGACAGTTATCCACTATGCTGAGTCAGCGACCGAGAGAGGACCCCTCATGACCGACACCCCGGGCCAGCCAACTGCAACCCTCACCCCGGAGGAGACCGCCAAGCTGACCTTCTACTGGCATACCGTGTTCGGCTACGGCTCGACGGACCCCCTCGGGGCGACCGACAGGGAGCCCGTGTACCGCCGTTCCCACGAGCAAGGGTTCGCCATCCTGGCCGGGCACGTGGCCCGAGGAGTAGACGTGCGCAGCCTCGCAGAGATCCTGAACCTCCCGCCAGACGTCATTCAGTCCTGCGTTGCCAGGGCACACACCAAGCGGGTGGAGGTGGTGGAGACCCAGGACAGGCTGGGCATCACCGAACTGATCGCTCCCCTTCGCACACACGACGGCGCTGCGGAGTTCCTCTTCACCTGCGTTGAGGCCGGGTGCGGACGGGAGTGGGGGGAAGCCGTGACGTTCGCGATCAACGCGAGCCTCAGCATCTCCCGCCAGCCCGACTACGACGACTACGACGACCTGGGCGAGGAAGCGTGGGACGCCGTCAAGGAGACCGTCACTGACGTCGCCGATCGAATCGGCAACAGGATCGCTAACGACCGCGACATCCCCGTTCTGGCCATGTGGTACGCCCGCCGCCCTTTGAACTCCAAGGGCACACTGGACGGTGTGCCGCTGAACGAGTGGGACGAAATCCACAAGGCGTTCATGGTGGCCGCCCTCGACATCGCGGAGATGGTCATCAGGCACGCCGTTGGCGCTGCAAGCGTCCGGCACCTGATCGACGACGAGACATACGACATCCTCACCGCGCCGCTGATCCGCGCCCGGGAAGAACAACCGTGACGGACCTCGTCCCCCGCCCAGCAGCGGAGCTGTCGACCGACCGCCGCGACCCCCGCGACGACTGGCCCGACGAAGCCAAGCACCTCCGCGACCACCTCGCCGCCATCTACGGCGACGACGACCCCCTACCCACCATTGCCGGAGCCTGGTGCGCACGCCAACGCAGCAAGCACACCCGCCGCGCCTACGCCCGAAACCTCATCCGCTGGGAGGACTACGCCCGCACCTCCGGCATCCACCCCCTCCAGGCGAAGCTCCCGCTCGCCGACGCCTACAGCAACCACCTCACCACCGCGCCGACGATGCGCCGGGTGAAGGGGGGACGCGTCGGCGAGACCGCCCCCACCGGGCCTCCGCTCTCCGACTCCGGCCGCGCCCAAGCCCTCGCCGCCGCCGGGAGCTTCTACACCTACGCCGTCCGCGTCCAAGCGATGGACGTCGACCCGTTCGCCAGCGTCCTGCGCCCCCGCATCGACCCTGACTACTCGCCCACCGCAGGACTCCTCCCCGAAGAGACCGCCGCACTCATCGAGACCGCGCGCCAGCACGACGCCCGCTCCTACGCCCTCGTCATGCTGCTCTACCTTCTCGGGCCCCGCATCGACGAACTGCTGTCCCTGGACGCCGACCAGATCGGGTACAGCCGAGGCCACCACACCCTGCCGCTCCGGCTCAAGGGTGGGAAGCGGAAGGACTCCCCGCTGCCGCCGCTCGCCTACGACGCCCTCCTCGCCTACCTCGGTGACCGTCGCACAGGCCCGCTGTTCGTCACTGCCTCCGGGAAGCGCTGGGCGGAACCGCAGGTGTGGAAGCACCTGCGGATGCTCGCCCGCCGCGCTGGCATCCCGCAGGCCGACAGCATCAAGCCCCACGCCCTGCGGCACGCGTTCATCACCGATAACCTCGCGGACGAGGTGCCGCTGGAGCGCGTACAGGACGCCGTCGGCCACTCCGACCCCCGCACCACCCAGCGATACAACCGGCGCCGCCGCCAGCTCGACGACCACCCGGCCTACGGCCTCGCCGCCCGCCTCGCCGGACGACTCCAGGCCGAAGGCGACGAGCCGACCGCCTGACCCCGCCCGGGTGAATCCCGTCCCCCTGCCACATCCCGGCAGGGGGACGGGTGCTGTCACTGGAGATGACGCCATCCCCACTCGTCACCCTAGACAGCAACACTAGACATGACTCCTTGACGTCGATCCAAGAGTGGCTATCTTGGTGACATGGCTAACGATGACACCCGGCTCATCCCCACCGGAACGTGCTGGTGCGGCTGCGGCGCCCAGGTCTCCCTCGGCAAGTTCTTCGCCCCCGGCCACGACAAGGTCGCCGAGGCGGCCATCCTCGCCGTGCTCTACGAAGGTTCAGTCGCCCGACTCCTCCACGACCACGGGTACGGACCCCACCACTCCATCCGCGACAAGGCCGTGCGCGACGGCATCTGGGTCACGTGCGAGAAGTGCACCTACTCCGGCGCCCCGGCCAGCGTCCGCAAGCACACCGCCAAGTACCACTGACCCCCGACGCGACAGCGCCCCCGCCCGGTTCGGGCGGGGTCGCCTGCGCGTTCAGGGCACGTCGCCGTCCCAGCGCATCACGCCGTCGCCGTGGAGGCTGTAGCAGGACCGGCCGCCAGGCCCGTAGGCGCCGTTCTCGTCGTTGATCAGCGCCATGCCCTCGCGCAGCTCGTCGTCCGTCGCCCACCCGAGGTCCCACTGCTGCCCGTCCAGCGGGCCACCGAACAGGGTCATCAGCCGCTCTGCCATGCCCAGCAGCTTGCCACGCACCGCAGCGCACCGGGGACCGTCTGTGCGATCCTGCCGCCATGGACGCCGTCGTCGCGGCCGTAGCCGCGCTGAGGGACCCGGGCCTGCCGGGCACGCCGTGGACTGTGCAGCAGATCGCCGGCGTCCTGCCGCTGCTCTGCGACGGCCCCAGCAGCATGGTGGTCGAGGCCACCGACATGCGCTGGATCGCGGCGGTCGACGAGGGCGCCCCGCTCCCGGACTGACCTACCCCCACACCTCCGGCCCGCCACCGCGCCACTCCACCAGCGCGGGATCGGCCAGGTCCGCGGTCTCCCAGTTCGGGAGGCCGGCCCGCCGCAGGAACTCCCTCAGCTCCCGGGGTGACCGCGCCCGCCCGATCGCCTCACCGTCCGCCCGTACACGCCGGCCACCGGAGCCGTCCGGCGGGTACACGACGATCGGGGCACGGGGCATACCGCCAGCGTGCGGCAGGGGTGAGGGCGGCGCTACTCGGGGCCGAGAACAACCGGGCCCTCGGAGCACGCCGAGAGCCCGGTCTAGGGTGACTTCCCGCGCTCACCTAAACGTGTTCAGGCTCCTCTGGCTCATGCCGAACCGCACGTTCGGCTGGTCGTACTTGAAGGGGTATCCCACGATGAGCGCGGAGGCGATGAGCACGCCATTGGGCAGGTAGGTGCCCGTTACCCGCTCGATCAAGTGCTTCACGCCGTAGCTGCGGACGTTGCGCGTCTTGATCGGCGTGATGTTGTCGCGCAGCCACAGGGCCGTCTCCATGACCAGGTCCTCATTGCGCCGCAGGTGCTCGCGCTGGACGGAGAGTTCGGCGCGCCGCTGTCCGAGAGTCAAGCGATCGGGGTCGAACACGCCGATGCCGAAGTTGCCGAGCTTCTCGTGTCCCTTCATCACTTCGGCCAGGGTCGGCCACTCGAGCTGGCGCCGGCGAGCGATCAAGTACGTCGTACCGGTGGCCGCCTGGTAAGCGCGAATCCACGACTTCTGACGATGGTTCTGGGTCATCGGGTGCTCCTCGCAGGGCTGCCCACGTCCCCCGCACGGATGACTGATGACCTGGCGGGAAGTGCTGGGCGCGATTCGGAGAACCTTGTCTTCGCCGCCACGGCGGACGTGGGCCACCATGACTCGGAGCGGGCAGGCGCTATCTGCCAGGGAGCAGCATACCCATCTGCGCGGCCTTCGGATGGCGACGGCGTTCTTGCAGGCCCTCTACTCGGGCCGGCCCACCACGTAGATGCCCATGCCGGTGACCGTCTCCACGAGTCCCTCGTTCTTCAACACCTGCGTCGCCTTCCGCAGCGTGTCGCGGGCGACGCCCCACTGCTGCTCCAGCTCGACCATGCTCGGGATGCGGCGGCCGGGCGGGATCTCCCCGCTCTCGATGCGGCGGCGGAGGTCGTCGGCGATCTGCCGGTAGGGCGGGACGGGGCCGTCGCGGTCGATGGTGCTCACCCCTCGACGCTAGGTACCCAGCCCTGTGGACGCATAGCTACCGGTATGGGTAGCAGAGGGTAGTAGGGGGTAGTACGGTCCCTCACGACAGAGCCCCCACGCCGGGTGGAGCCGGCCAGGGGCGCGGACGTCAGCTCAGGAGAGACGCCATGAACGAGCCTACCGCCGGAACGCCGGATACGGCCGAACAGGTGAGCGGAGAACGGCCACCACCGCTGATCCCGCCTCACCGCCGACAGCCTGTCGTGGCCCTCGTCCGGTACGAGTGCGGCTGCCTCGGGCCGAGGGGCAGGACGCACGACTGCCCCGAGGCGGGCGAGGAGGAGCCGACGCTCAGCCGCCCGGCAGCAGCTGAGACGGAGGAACACCCAGTTCCCGAGCGATCGCCAGCAGCCGGTCCACCGGCGGCGACGTGATGCCCAGCTCGATCCGCACGATCGTCGTGCGCTCAACCCCGAGCCGGTGAGCGAGCGCCTCCTGGGTGAGGTTCGCCCACACCCGGGCCTCCCGAACGCGGCGGCCGACCTCTAAGCGCTGGTCGCGCAGCCATTCCGGCAGTGGATCTTGGGGCACCCGACCACGCTCGGGCGGCACCGCTCGAATGTCTGTAGCATGGGATGCATCAGTTTTGGATCATCAGGAACGGGCGATCACGTCCATCACAGCTCCGTGAGCGGTGGCCCGACCCACCGCTCACGGACCACGGAAGAGGCACCCGACTCGCACGAGTCGGGGGCCTCTCGTCTTCCGGATTCCTTCCGGTCGCCGAGCGAATTCCGGAATTCTTCCGTCTCTCAGGCACTCTCATGGATGCGTGGAGACACACGCCGATACACGTCAAATCCCAGGTCAGCGACGCTTCGAGCCCTTGACCTCAGCTGCCGTTCTCGGCCTGGAACATCCAGTGGTG